TTTAATCATCATTTCTCCGTTTCTCTGGCGGCAATTGCGGCGTCTGCGAAGGTGTAAGCGTCCTTTGCTATTTTGTCGGCAGTCGCGCCCATAACGCGCTGGTTAGCGAGCATTCCTGCCAGCGCGAACGCGGCGAAAAGATCGCGGAGCGGCAGCTCTAACGCGAACCGTTGACCGGGGATGCGCGTGCCCTTTTCATCGGCGACAATCGACGCCGGAATAATCGTTCCCGTTATCTTCACCTGTTCAGCCATTGGTAGCCTCCGTCAGATAGAAAGTAAACGACTCAACGATCTGGCCTCTGTCGAACTTATCCATGAATTCAAGTACAGCGAGCGGGGTCATGTAGGCTTGCTCCCCGATGGTTAAAAAGAAGGAATCAGCGTCCACGAATACGGTCTTAAAGGTCCGCTTCAACGCCAACGCTACCGGACACCATTTGCAAGAACTGCGGCAGCCCGCCTTGATGTCCTTCTTAATAACTTCAACCTCGATTCGTTTCGCCATTGCCAGCCTCAACTCTCTTGCTTCTCAGCCTGCCACGCCTACCACCATAATCGCCGTTGAATCGCACGCCACACCCGTCGCCACAACGGCCGGCGCCTGGGACGCGGGCAGTAGGTGATCCAGTCGGGGAAGTGGCGCATCAGTCGTCACTCTCCTCCTCGTACTCGTCGTCTTCCTGAAAATCAGCACCGTCACAATTAGGACAGTGAGTAAAATCTCGATCTTCAAGGGCATCCGTCAACGCAATAAGTTCATCTGACTCGCCTGTCCAATGACAACCCTTGTTAAGCGGATCGTTACACCAAAGAGTAACAGCCATAGTCATCCATCCTCCCGCAGTCTGCGTTGCTCGCGTTGGTGATCGTTTCTTCGCATTGTCAAGTACGACGCAATGCATAGTTCAACTCCGCCTGCTAAATTGAATATCTCAGCATCCTGCGCTACGTTATCCGATAATTCCTGCCACCACTGCTCGTCTTGCAAGTGTGCTTCAGCCAGCGCCATAGCACCATCAGTCAATCCGTCAGGCAGATGCCGAACTTGCAGTAGCGCACGGCGGCGAGCGTTGATGGTGGCAGTGGATTGCTCGATGGATGCTGCTAGTTGTTGCTGGAAGTGCTCGAAGTTGTTATCGCTGATAACCGTAGCGACGTTTTGCTGAATGCGTTGTTGTCGCTCCTGCTCAGCGGCCCACTGGCACATCAAGCAAGGCTGGCTCATGAAGCCACGGGTGCAAGTCGCTGAATCATGTGTGGCAGTATTGTTGATGGTCATACTTCACCACCATCGGCTAGATAGCGAAGCAGTGTTGCTGCCGCCTTAGCCTTCTCAGTCTTACTCTTCCGCCTGAAGTTCTTACCAATACCGTTAGGCCAATCCTTGGGACTGTAAAACAACCGCTCACTTTCGCCGTACCCCAAGCCTGCTGCTTCCCTTGCTTTTCCAGCGACGCTAAATGTGTTGTAAAGCTTTTCTATTCCCTTTTTAACCGTACGCTCAGAACAAATAACGATCTCACCGGCTAAACAAGCAACAGTGCCGCATGGGGAGCTACTACTTTCAGCTACCCACTCACATTGATTGTAGCTCTCCGGCACTTCCTCAATCCGCTTCGCCGTTTTCAATAGTAATCGTCGGTTACGCTTCATTGTTGCTGCCCCTTTGCTAATCGTTCCATCTCCCGCCAGTCCCCGTTAAGGATCTCCGTTGCTGTAGCGCATCCGTCACGCTGCCCCGTCAGGTAAAAGAACTGTGCGACGTCACGCTCAACGTAGTTGCGCATTGATGGCGGCGACTGAGCCCATGCGGCATTGAAAGCGTCCTCGGCGGCTTCGGTGAGTGATCGCAACGGTGGATGCTCGAGCCCAAAGTTGACGTTGGTCGCATTAACTGCCGCATCAGCATGTGTAGTGCTGTCAGCCTCACGCTGCATCTCCGTCAACGGCTTACCGTCGTTCAGGTCCGCGCGGGCGCGGTCAATGACGCTGCTAAGTAGCGCGGCTCGCTCTTTGTCAGTCAACATGATTTCCGCTCCCTCGCCTGCCGTTGATTGCGCCGCACCTGCTGTTTGCATGTGTGATTCTCGTCACGCTTAATCCACTGCCAGCAGTCGGCGCATTGAACTTTGTTGTTGTCAGCCATTGTTTTTTCCCTTGTGAGCATAAGAATTAATCAGCGCTCTGAATCATTTGGTGAAACTCGGCTACACGCTCTGGGTATTGCATCAGCGGGATGTCGATCCAACTGTTCAGTCCGACCCACTCTGCGATAGCGTTTCCAGTGGCATAAATCCTCTCTCGCGTTGCCGGTTTTCCATTGTAGTGCGACCGCACCACGGTCATAATGATTCAAAGAGTGCCGTCACGCTGAATCGTGCCGTGAGTGCCTAACGTTGCTGCCCTTGCAGCCGCCTTATCTTTTGCTGTAAGTCGAATTGTTGCGTTACGATTCATCGCTCCCATCCCTCCCGTTTTAAGGTTATGTGATGGTCAGATACATGCGACCGATTGTTCTCTCTCCCTCAGCCGCAATGTTTACACGTTTCAGACTCCGCGATCCACGCCTTACGCTCTGCCGTCAGTTCCTCGTAAATCTCGTCCCTGCTTTTCAGTTCGCCGGACGCTTTCTTATTGAACGGGCTAAGCGTCTGCCAGAACTTACGCGAGCGTTTCAGCGTCCGACCGCAGCCGCCAGCACACTTAACCGACTTCATACCGTGAATCGCGACTTCGTTGAAAGTTATCGTTGCCATTGCGTCTCTCTCCCTCGTTTCAAGCTGAGCGCCAAGTCTTAACTGACGTCAACCCACTTCATTGCGGTCTGTAGCACGTTATCGTAATCGCCGCTCATGGCCTCTCTAGAGAACTGTTCAACCTCATCGTTCGGCACGTCTGCCCGCCTTAGCGCCCTGCGTACTCTAGCGATAATTGACATCGCGTTGCCGTCCTGATTGGACAGTTGAACGTATCCTGAAGTCTACGCGTGCCGTTGTCGCTGAATATCTTAATTTGCCTCATGACGACGCGTAGTATACAACCTGTCTACGAAATAGCAAGGACTATTTTCATCGCTCGCAATGTCAATTTGACCGTATACAAGCCGTAGACTGTTGTGCTAACCTGAGCGGCAATGTTCTTTAGCCTGACAGAATCCGCCAATCGTATCGGCATCAGCAGGGCATGGTTGTATCGGAAATACTTACCACGATACAGGCCAACAATCATTGCTGATCGTCCTGTGTTATCTCGTGAGCAAATCTTGCAGATTAAAGCGGAAATCAGGGCTGAAGAACGCAGCAAGCAGTCCAACGGCAACGGTCACAAGTAGCACTCGCCACACATGGCAGGAAAATCCCCTAAACCCGGTAAGGGCAAGGCTGGCAACTCCCCGCTCGCCACTGACGCGTCCTCGGAGATCAAGGCGTTCTCACCGCACTTGTGGATGCGCAACCGCTATCTACAGGCACATAAGACTGTAGTTTATGGGCAGGGTCGCTTCTTTCGCTACAAAGATGGCGTGTTCCTCGAGGTGCCGGGGTTGCGGATTCGCAAAGAAATCGCATCGCTGGCGGAAGATGACAAGCACTTTCAGGTGACGTCGGCAGCCATTGCCAGTGTTTCAGATCTCGTGCGTGACTATCGTGCGGTGCCTGACGAACGGTTTGACAACAACCCAGACGTGCTGCTGTTTAACGACTGTGTTTTAGACCTGAACACGTTTCAACGCCTGCCGCATTCGCCAAAGTACTACGCGACCAGTAAGCTTCCATTCAATTACGACCCTGCGGCTAGGTCAGACGCGTGGGCTAAATGGGGCGAACGCATTGACGCCGAAGTGCGCATGTTTACCGAAGAGTTTGGCGGTTTATGCCTGACCACAGACACAAGGTTTGAAAAGTCCGTCTGGCTGGTCGGGCCTCCAAACTGTGGCAAGGGTACGTTTATCGAAGCAGTACAGGCAGCCTTAGGTCCGCAGCGATGGGTAACGCTATCACCGGCAGACATCAGTAATCGCTTTGGTTTGGTAAACCTCGCAGGCAAGACGCTTGCTATCGCCTCAGAAGCCCCGCCTGTCAAGAATGCTTATTGTACCACAGTTATCAATCGTATCATTAGCGGCGAAGCGGTACGGGTTGAGCAAAAGGGCCAGCCTGGATATGACCTGACGCCACGCTGTAAGTTGCTGTGCGCAATGAACCATCTACCCTACATTCACGATGCCGACAACGGGATATTCCGCCGCACTGACATCGTAAAACTGCCGCCCTTGGACGTGGAGATTCAGCCGCAAATCAAACAGGAAATCATCGCCAACGGGCAAGCAATGGTTAATGTCTTTTTGACAGGGCTGCGCCGTTTACGCGAGCGCGGTCATTTTGACGTACCACTCTCCGTGCGTATTGCATCGCAGGAGTTTCACAAAGATAACGACCATGTTGCATTGTTCCTTGAGGATCGTTACCAAAAGGCAGTCGAGCATCGCGAGCAAACCGCCGAAGTTCACAGCGCCTACTTCAGCTGGTGCTCGGCAAACGGCTACCGTTACACGCTAACCACAAGGAAGCTTAAGGATGAACTTGAGCGCCTTGGCTTCCGCTATCGCCGCTCAGACGGCTCATGGTATGAGGGATTCAAACCTCTTTAACGTGTTCAACGGACAGTTCGGACAGATGCCGGACAGTTGTTTTTGGCAAAATGTCCGGTTCAAAGGCCCGTTTTCATTGGTTAATATACTTCTCGGACAGGTTGGACAGGTAATATGAAAGTTCCTATACGCGCGCGCATGCGCATGGAGGAGCGATTTGACCCTACCCCTATTCTGTCCGACCTAGGGTATCTGCATGTGACTATTAGGTTTACGGCGGACAGTATTTTACTGAAAACTGTCCGAGAGGGGGGTTTGGCCTATGATTTCACGGTTTAATAGCACTAAAACTGGCTGGATATTAGGTAGTAATAGGAGTATTACACTGCGTACAGCGCCCAGCCTCACAATCCGTGCTGGTAAGCGAGCAGGAGCAGTGGGCGCAGTACTTGCGCTCTTCTCGTTTCACGATTTGATCCTCCAGTTCGTCAGCCTCAGCATGCAGGTTGTCGAGCTCAGCCTGTAGTCGCTTAATTTGGTTGGTTCTGGTTTTGATAACCGCGCACAGTACCGCATAGCGTCGATTGAGATCGTTGTCGTCGGTGCTCACGACCGTCTCCCGGCGGCAGCAAGTACGGCGTTGATTTGTATCAATGTCTCGTTTGGCTTGCGTGTGCCGTGAACCTCCTCAAGGGCTTGTTCCAGAAACACTATCTGCTCAGCAGCCTGTCCCAATGCCGCTACCAGCAACCCCACAGCATTGTGCTCGGCGACGATTTGTGTGGCATGTTGATCCGCTTCCTCTTGAGTATTACCGTAAACGAACGCAATGCCGTAGTTACCTGTTGCATCCGTCACATACCGTGCAACTGTACCTGATGGAATACCGTCAACGCGCCACTCCCCGCCAGCGTCCAGCGTGGGTTGCGTGTTCACTTCACCCTGTTCTCTTGCTGCCCATTCGTCGCGTCTAAACTCATGGTCTTGTAAACTGTCAAACTTAGCCATTGCGGTCGTCCTCCCTGATGCCCGCTACGCTCGCGCAATCGCGCTCAGTGACGTTTTCACCCACTGGCGTAGCCTTAGGAGTGCCATACAACCGCGCAAACGTCTCACAGGCCACATTCCAGTCCTTGACCGCCCACTTCGTTCGTCGCCCCTCTCGCATGGAGCGATTGCCTGCGTCTCGCGCGGCAGCCATTGCCAGTTCATAAGTGATTTCAACTTTTGCCATCATCTCGACCCTTCAAATCGCCTTGACAGTTCTCGCAAACTGGACCATGCGCACAACCGTCACCCGTAAACTCGTAACAACGTGGACAGTTGCCTGTCTCTGTGTTTAAGCAATCAGGTGGGCACTCCGGTAAGCGCTCAGAAGCTACATCAGTTGTTATATTCGTGTGCGTCATAGTGAATCCATCCTACGCTAATTATTTACGCGTGTCAAGCGTTTATTCAGCAAATAATTTACCCTTGACTATTTTATTCTCAGGCGCTAGCATGCTCGTCAATGAGTGAGTTGTGGTTAAAGTTGACGGATCGTACTCGAGAAAAACGGCGGTGTCGCATGACTTAAACCCTTCCTGAATATAGGTTTACTACTCGAGAAGTTTTTAATGAAGTAAAGGTTGGTATTGTTCAACGATGAGCGAGTTGGTTACAATCACAGAGGCAGCGGAGCTCAAGGGCGTCTCACGGCAGGCAATCTATGCCGCAATTGACGCGGGTAAGCTAAAGACAGTCAACACGCGAGTCAGCGCAGTGCGCATCCGACTGGGTGATTTAGCCAAGTTCGAGGTCAATCCAAATATGCAGAGAGCCGGGCGGAAGCCGCGTAAGTCAGCAGGGCGGGAGTAGCTGTACATGCACCCTGAAACCAAGCGAGCGCGAGCAATAGCGGCACTCCTGCTTGGCGCGGGCGTAATGGAAGTGGCGCGTGATTTAGGCTTACCGGAGTCGTCAATTCGCAACTGGAAGCGCACCTTAACACCTGAGCAAATAGCGGAAATTAACGCTAGAAAAGGCCAGCGTTTAGACGACTTGGTGTTTGACTATTTGCAGGAAAACTTGACGACTTTACGAGCGCAGTCCAAACTGTTGCGCGATGAGTCTTACGTTACGAAACAGCCTGCCAGTGAAATGGCAACCCTGCACGGGGTCATGGCAGACAAGACAATTCGACTTCTCGAAGCGGTTGCCGGTAGCCAACTTCCAACTCGGCAAATCGAAGCCTAGCCTAAAATCTTTCCAGTCCTTCGTCGCCGTTGCCAACCCTCGTTTCAAGTGGTATCCACATTGCATCAAGATTGCTCGCGTGCTAATTCGCGTTGCGCTTGGCGAACTCAGCCGAGTGATGATCTTTGCGCCGCCACGTCACGGTAAATCTGAGCTGCTCTCACGCTTGTTTTCAGCTTACTATCTCAGTCTTTTCCCTGAGCGTTGGACAGGCATTAACTCGTACGCAGCTGAGCTTGCCTACACTCTTTCGCGCAACTCGCGTGACAACTTTCTCAGCAGTGGCAGCATGATGCGCGAGTCGGCACGAGCGGTAAAACACTGGGAGACGACTCAGAATGGCGGACTATGGTCGGCAGGTGTAGGTGGCCCAATTACCGGCAAGGGATTCCATCTAGGCATCATTGACGATCCACTCAAGAACGCCAAGGATGCGCTTTCAGACGCGATCCAGAAAGAGCACCAGGACTGGTATCCATCGACGTTCTATACGCGCGAGGAGCCCAACGGCGCAATCGTGCTGCAAATGACTCGCTGGAACCAACTAGACCTTGCTGGCTGGTTGTTGGCGCAAGAGGCAGACGAGGAACCAGAACACTGGCATATTGTGTGTCTCGAAGCCGTCAAGGAAGCTGAGTTACTAGAGGTTCCACCAACATGCACGCTGGAGCCTGATGAGCGCAAAGTCGGCGAAGCGCTATGTCCTGAGCGCTACCCAATAGAGAAACTGCGGAAGATTGAAAAACGTATTGGTCCATATTACTGGAACGCGCTGTATCGGCAACGACCGGCACCGCGGGAGGGCGGATTGTTCAAGTTGGCAGACTTGGCGCACGAAGTTACCGCCGTGCCTGTTGAGGCTCGCCGCGTACGCTACTGGGATCTTGGCGGCAGCGACAGCACAAAGGCGGATTACTCAGTCGGTTGCCTGATGGCGGAGCATGGCGGCTTCTATTACGTTGAGGACGTACAGCGTGGGCAATGGTCGCCACGAGATCGTAATCAGAAGATGCGTGACACAGCGCAGTCGGACTTTGATACTTATGGCGTGATTCCCACATGGATCGAGAAGGTGCCGGGTTTGGCCGTGGAAGTTATTGCAAACATTGTTCGTGACATGGCGGGATTTAGCGTTCATACTGAGATGGCGAAGAACGACAAGGAGACTCGCGCCGATCCGTTTGCCAGCCAGTGTGAAGCGAAAAACGTACGCATCATGAAAGGTGCATGGAACATAAGCTTCCGCAACGAACTGGCTGCTTTTCCGCATGGTGCTAATGATGACCAGGTAGACGCGACAAGTGGTGCATTCTCAAAGCTAGCCAACAACCGTGAACTGGAGATGTACTAAGTGGCTATGATTGTCGGGAGCATCGTTCTTACTGCTATTGGACTCGCTATGATTGTCGGAAGTCTGGTTGCTTTCTATTATTGGCTTGACCGCCACCTGGACAGAAAGAAGTGAAGCCTCAATGGCTGAATTCAATCTAATCAAGCGTGTCACAACCGCCTATCGCGCACTGTTACCTCGCGAGCAGAAAGCCGCTGCCACTGCACCCCCCGACTTCTCGTCAGCAGCCGCCACTTACGAAAACTTCATCGATTACCGCTTTCGCCACCGAGGCCCAACCTCAGCAGTTGACTATCGTCGTGAGGTAGGAGCACTTGACGGTCACTCGCTGGTTGCCTGCGTGTTCAACTACACCGGCACGCGGCTGCCCGAAGCCCGACCTGTAATCCGCCGCACGAACAAAGCAGGCGACGTTGCCATCGACCCGCTGCATCCCCTTGCTCAACTCATCCGCCGCCCCAACAAGCATCACGTCTGGGCCAATTACTCGCATGCTGCCTCAGTCGATTGGTGGGTTGACGGTGGCGTGCGCTTCAAAAAGGTGCGCAGCATCACCGGGCAGGTAGTCGAACTCTGGCACATTCCCCACTACCTGATACGGCCGCGCTGGCCCGGCGATAATGGCTCGCCTCCAGTTCCCGCAGCACGCAACCTGGACCCATTCATCAGCCACTATCAGTTTGACGTGCCCGGCAAGGCGCCTGAGCTATGGCCTGCCGCCGACGTGCTGCACCTGAAGCGTGGCCCGCTAATGGAAAACCGGCGCACGCGTAGTCCGCTTGAGCCCCTTGTCAAGGAACTGTACGGCGACGACAAGATGGCCCAGTTCACTGCCGCTATCATGCGCAATATGGGCATTCAGGTGCCTGTGATATCGCCCAAGGACAAGGAAGTCAGGGTTGACGCCACCAAGGCCGCTGCCATGAAGGAAGGCTGGCTGCGCAAGACCACAGGCGACCGTGCAGGTGAGCCCATCGTGCTCAGTGAGCCAATTGACTTTGAGAAGGTCGGGTTTAGTCCCAAGGAACTTGATCTATCAATGCTGCGGCTCATCCCTGAGTCACGTGTAGCGGCGGTCCTCCAGATTCCTGCTACCACACTCGGCCTGTTGGTCGGCTTGCAAAATGGCACCAGCTATGCCTCCAGCGAACAGGCCCGCCAGCAAGGCTACGAGGAAGTAATCATCCCACTGCAAACTACCTGGGCCGAGGAGATCAACTGGCAACTGAAGCCCGAGTTTGACGACCTTGACGATGCTGAGTTCTGGTTCGATACCTCCAACGTGCGAGTGTTGGAAGAGGATAAAGATGCGGTGGTTAAGCGTACCGTGCAGCAATTCAACGCCGGATTAATCACCTATGACCAAGCGCTATCAGCATGTGGGCTCAAGCCAGTGGGCAAGCCACTTGGCGAGTACAGAATCATTCCATCGCTCAGTACTCCTACCAGCCCTGAACAGGTTATCGCAATGGGTGATGGTTCACAGGAGCCAAAACCAGTGACGCCCATTGACGCTGCCTCGCTGGCGAAGTTTGCTGACTTGGAACGCTGGTTTGAAGGGCTGGAAGCGCAGATGAAGAACTTTGAGGTGCGAGAGTGAGAATGTTGGCGCGACGATATTTAGCTTTCGCTTCCGCTCGCCGCTTTCAGCCGTTTCTAATCAGGCGCGGGTTAATTATTCTAGCATCGAAATGAGCCTCCAGCAAAAGATCCTCAAACTCCGCATGGACGCGCTGGTTGCCGCTCGTCACGCTGCATTCTGGCAGCACGCCATCGACGTACATGGCCCTGATAAAGCAACTGCCTTCTACACCCACCTTGGCCTCAACCACCTGGAACGTAAGTCCTTCGACTACGATGGTCTAACGCTTAGCCGCGAGCCCAAGGAACACGAGAAGATTGCCGTCAAGGGCGTTGCTCAGGCACAGGAGTCAGCTAAGGAGTCCGTTGGCAAGGTGCTGATGGACCTGCGTGCCGAACTAATCACAGACGGGCTGAAACGCATCAGTAAGGTGAAGCCTGCTGACTATCATGAATTGGTATTGCAGGTGCCTGACGCAACGCGCATAGACCTAAGCAAGCAACTTGTCGACGCGCATCGCCAGGGACGCATGCTGGTAGCCGCTGAGTTGGGTCGGAAGGCTGCCGTGCCTGACGCCGACGACTTTGACTCCCTCGACCTGCTCACCGATCTCACCACCAGTCGCGTGACCAACGACGTACAGTCGCGCATCATTGCTGCCACTGCGCGCCACTCGCTGTTGGGGCTGACGGGCGCAGCGTTGATTGCTGCTGTCACCAGCGAGATTGCTACTGGCTCAGTCGGCTATATTGACCGTGCTGCTACAGGGCTGGCTAACCGTGTTATCAACATTGGACGCAGCGACGAAGCGGAAAACCGCCGTGACGAGTGGGAGCGCGTAGAGTATTCAGCTCTGCTTGACCAGAACGTTTGTCAGCCTTGCGCGGACGAAGATGGCAAGACGGCGAATGATGAAGACGACTTACAACCTACGCCGAATCCTGAATGTGCCGGGGGCGACTGGTGCCGCTGCTTTCACGTCTATGTCAATCAATAACGCGGCAGCATTATCTCATCAACCAATCAATCATCCTGCGATACCAAGACTTACGTAAGCTGTAGTAGAGTTGTGCGGTAGTGTTCATTGGTTTAGGTTTCCTTCCGTTTCCAGATACTCCCTTAGAGACCAAAGGCAGTTATCAACAGCAGTCTCCAGCGCCACAAGGGTACTGGCTGCCCGGCTGTTGGGGCGGTTCTGAGATCATCCCTTTAAGCCCAATAGTGTTCCCAACAGAAGAATCTCAGGTCTCTAGTTCGCGTCTGAGCGTATTTCGTTGTTCAACGCACCTATGATCGCGTCAGATATCCGATCCGCTATAGCGTAGTCGACTGTCATAACTACAAATCCTACTTGACAACCGTTTCACAAGTCAAGAGAAAATGTTTGACAGCTTAGACAGGTTGTGCTAGCTTAGACGCCGATGAAGATAGGTGAGGTCATACGCAGCTGGCGACAAAAGCGCGATCTGGGTGTGCGTGAAGCGGCGCAGATGATTGGCGTCTCACATGGTACGGTATCACGCATTGAGCGAGGCGAGCAGATAGACGCGACTACAATGATTAAGTTATTGCGTTGGCTGTTTGAGCGACCAGCTACCAGCAGCACGCAAGGGAAGGGGCGAGCAGTCAAGTGAACCACCTTTTATGGATGTCTGGTTCCGCTTGGATCTCCGCTGCCTCGGCGGGAATTGCGGTAGTCATCAGCAATCATTCTGCGCGCTGGCTTTGTGTGTTTTTAGCTGTCTTTAACGGACTATTCGCGATTTACTGGGCCATGATGGCGGTTGCGGCTAACACGCAGGGGAAGGGCGGGCGATGAGCGTGCCAACATGGATCTGGTATCTGATAGCTGGCATAGTTATCCTGCTCGTAGCCGCGAATCTCGCTGGCGGCGTACTTGCCTATCGAAAATTCCGCCGTATGGAGCGTGACTTTGATGAGCAACGAGAACGAGTGCAAAAACACCTTCGGGGCGGGCGATGAGCGACAGGATTAAAACGGCAGGTTGCATTGGTAGTATCTTACTAGTTCTTACGACAGGCGCTGTTACCAGTTTCGTGCAAGCCATTCGCGAGTCCGGAACAGAACAATACCTCTGGGCTTTCATGGCTGTAGCGATGATAGTTTGTCTGGCAATGATGGTTAGCGGGTTTGTGCTGCTGGATCATTGAGCAGGTAAGTGAAAAAGGGACAGGTGAGCGGGATGGCTGACAAAGAAAGTCCACTTGAGCAGTTACTGGCGTCGATGCTGGTTTATTGTGCGCGCTGCGGAGCATCGGCGACCTATCGCGGTGCTCCTGAAAAGATTAACGCAGCGGCAAAGGAGTTTTACGCACCTGCATGAGCGTTGTTATCAGCGTACTAAAGCGGGGTCCGAGCGATGGGTGAGCGGAGCGACAATCAAAAGGTGAGACGCGGTGAAGCATTCTTACTTTGGTTGCTAATATGGTTTGCTATCATAGGCGTCTTCCACTATCGCGCCCAGATCCGCGACCTCCAGCGCCGTGTTGCGGTGCTTGAAGGTAAGCAATAATGAACAGACAAAAGACTATTGAGCCAGTGGAAAAACTGAGTGGACGCGAACTTGATGCGGCTGTTGCTGAACGGGCAATGGCTCATATAGCCCATGCAGACAACGGTGAAGGGTTTTGCGAGAACTGCGGCGAAGAGATGCTGGAATGGAAGCAGATGCGTTATCGTCAGCAAGGTGGCATTGAGCCCGTAGAAATGCGATGCGTGCCTGAATACAGTGAATCCATTGAAGCCGCAATGGAAGTAGTTGAGAAGATGCGACGCGATCACTTCCGATTTGCTTGTAATGATCGTTGCGACCCCAAAAGCGGGGAATGGTGGGCAGAATTCGCCACGCTTGAATACGAACGTGGCGGACAAGCGAGTGCGGGCACTTTACCTGAAGCGGTTTGTCGAGCTGCGTTAACTGCCGTTGAGAGTTCTGGCAGCGATTGACAATTCAAGTTTGCGCGGGCGGCAGCAATGCGACTAAACAGCGGGATAGGAACGGTAGGCAGGCTCCCGTGATGCTAGCCTCTTAGTGCCACTCGACTACCGCGCCCGCGCAATTCAATCTTTGACAAGTAGCAACAGTTACGCAACTTCAAACCGAAAGGAAACTCAAATATGAAACGAACACTTGCTTTAATGCTGCTTGCTGTAGTCATGTTACTGACTCCAACCGGAGCATGGACCACCAGCAACACGGAAGCCGCTCTGGCAGGCTGTGCCCACTGCATCACGGACCGCAACGCCTGTCAGGCAGCGTGTAACGGCAACGCTGAATGTCTATCCATCTGTCAGTCCGAGTACGAATGCTGCCTGATCATGTGTCACGGCGGCAGTTGTAACAAGTAGTGTGGATCAGCGCAGCGCTCGCCGCATTCGGCGGCAGGGGGTAGTGAAGGCCCTCTTGAACTAGGGTGCTGCGTTGAGGGGCTTGGGTCACCAGTAGCAATGATAGGTTATGGAGCTTTCTGTAACTGGACACAAAGCTTAAAGTGGCCCAAGCTCGCAGCCGACGCGAAAGCGTGTGCCTTGCAATTGATTCCTTGGCGCTGCTACGTGCAAGCCGTAGACGGGCTGCGATAACTACCTTGGACCATCACAGCTTTGCGTTTCAGCAATACCCGTGGCTGAGCGTGAAGCAGCGGGTGGTCCAGGTTATAAACAGGTAAGGTAAGTGAACTGGTCCTTTTTCCAGCGCCGTGTCTGCCTGACTGCCAACCCCGGCGAATGGCTTAAAGCATGCGCTGAATTCCAGCGTGTGGGTCTGACCGTGGAAAAGTACGATGCCGTCAAAGAGATCGGTCCGCATCAATCATTTAACCACAGCGAGCGCAACATCCTACTTGAGTTCCTGTTCTCAGAAGACAATCGCCTGCTGCATCTTGAAGACGACGTTGTGTTTCGCGACTTGAGCCACTTGCCGCAAGCAATCAGCGAACTGCCTGCCGACTGGGACATCCTGTACCTTGGCGCGAACTTGGTCTGCTGGAATAATGGGGAGCCTGCCCCGGAGCGGTTCAGCGAGCACCTGTGGCGAGTACGGGCAGCATGGACTACCCACGCAATTGCTTATCACAAGTCATGTGTCAGACGTATACTGGAGCGTCAACCTGAATTCAGCGCACAGATGTTTGACAATGCGCTGAGCGACTTGCTGCCGGAACTAAACGCTTACTGTGTTGCGCCGATGGTAGCATGGCAGAGGCCGCGTTTTAGCTCCATCTGGCAGCGTGACGGAGTTGATGACTACACGGAGATATTTAAGGCTAGCGAGGCAAGGTTGAGATGAGCGAGGGAGTTGAACAGCGCGTATACCTACTCTACGCTTTCTATCCCTGTGACGACTGGGTACCTAAAGAGCGTTCGCATAACTTTAGTGGCTGCGCTTGCGAAGATTTTCTTGAAGGCGTATTCGCGTCCGTGGGGGCAGCAAGGCGTTACATACCCGAGTCACTTGACGGTAGTCACGGGAACCTACAGTGGGAGATCGTAGATCGGCGCGACAGTTGTGGGTACTACGATGAGTTTGGACGAGCGTCCGATAGTTTGGTCTACCAGATACGTGAATATGAGATATGCCCATGACAGTCCATCTTGTTACCTTCTCAGATGAAAGCATGAGCCGCTCGCGGCAGTTGTGTGTTGAGAGTGCTAAGCGGAATGGGGTTAATCATACATCTTCATGGGACCCAGTTAGCGTGGGCATGCTAGACAATGGGAGCGCGGCATTTAAACAACTTATGGCACAGCCTCGTGGCGTTGGGTATTGGATTTGGAAGCCCGCAATTATCTGTCATGATTTACAGTTGCTACGTAACGGTGATGTCTGCATATATGCGGATGCAGGAATCGAGTTCATCGCTCCTGTCTCTCACATCATTGAGCGTATGGACCAAGACATCTTCCTGTTCGGCAATAACTGGGAGCACGCGCATTGGTGCAAGCGAGATGTGGTAGAGACGGTGTGGCCCGACTATAGAATAGGAACCGTAAAGACTGAAGATGATTACCGTTATCGCTCAGAGCAAATGTGGTCACGCTTCGGCAAGCAATGCCAAGCCAGCGTGATCTTCTTCCGTGTCTCTGACTACACCCGCGCGTTTGTAAAGGAATGGCTCAAGTGGTGCCTGTTTGAAGGCGGCAGACTGATTGACGATTCGCCCTCGCGCGCACCTAATCATCCTGAGTTTCGCGAGCATCGGCATGATCAGGCGATATTGACAACGATGGCGTATCGTGATGGTCTAACTTTGCATTATTGGCCCGCCTCGTACAACGATGGCGCATTTGTTTACGAGAAGCTGCCGGAGTATGAGGGTGATGATTATCCGATCTTGTTTAACCACCACAGAAAGAGGAACCACGAATGGAATCTACTAGCGTAACAGAATATCCGGTTAAGGCGGCAGCGGAGATTGCTATCAACGAGGACGGTGAAGTACTGTGGGTGGAGCGTTATATTTTCAGGCGTATTCATGGGCAAGGGGAAATGTTCGTCCGCGACTCAGTAACCTACGAAGTGGTTTCGTCTAAGGTTACATATGGATTGTACGGCGGGGCTCTCGTGGAGCATGTAGTGAAAACCAGTGCTTAGCTTCCTACATAAATATGCTCGCAACATCTCCTGCTCACAAAATGGTGAGGAAGGGATCTTGTTAGAGTGCCAGAAGCGTGGTATCGGTATCTTCCACTGCGTTGAAATCGGCGCTCACAACGGACGCTTCTGCTCTAATACCGCATGGCTCATTGAGAGTGACACCAGCGTCGTGACGGGCTTGTTTGTTGAATCTGACTATGGCCTCTATCAGCAGTGCGTCTCAAACTGGAAACACAATTCACTTGTGCGTTGCCAGTGCTCCCGCGTAGACGCGCGTAACGTCAATGCCTTTGTCGACGAACGTTGTGACCTGCTTAGTCTGGATACTGATGGTAGCGATTACGCTATTTTCTGCGGCATGCAAGCCCGCCCCAAGATCGTGATAGTCGAAATTGACTCCAGCATCGAACCGCCTGGCGAGCGGGTCAACAGCGACGGCGGCGTCGGCTATTGGGCCATGACGATGGCGGCGCTGGAACGCGGCTACGCATTGTTGGCGCACAGCGGAAATCTCATCCTCTTACAGCAAGAGTATATGCACCTGTTTCCTGAAATAACGGGCCATCCACTGTTAGATCATGAGTTATACTTCAACCGATCATGGATGAACACATAGAAGAGTGGCGAGACATTCCGGGCTTTCCGGGTTATCAGGCTAGTTCTCTCGGTCGGCTAAAATCATTAGCCCGGATGGGCCATAGTTCGCGCGGAAAGGGTTATTCATTTCTAAAGAGAGAACGGATCTTGACTGCTAAGTCAGACGATGGTAACTATTTATCTCACTCCGTTCTTTCTACTGCGCAGCCTGGTAAGCAAACATTTTTAGCCCACAGACTGATCGCCTTGGCGTTCATTCCTAACCCTGAAGGCAAGCCGTTCGTTAACCATAAGAACGGTATCAAGACTGACAACCGTCCTAGCAACTTAGAATGGTGTACTAAGCCAGAGAATGGTGTTCATGCGGTTGAGACGGGTCTGCACACAGCACTGCGAGGCGAGTCGAACGGTAATAGCGTCTTGACCGAGCGCGACGTACGGGAAATCAGATCAAAGTACACCACGGGCCGCTATACTCACAAAATGCTTGCCGAACGATATGGCGTTGGGCGAACAACAGTGGCTTACATCCTGAGCGGTAAGTTGTGGGGCCATGTAGCGTTGACGGGCGCGAGTCCCGGATTCGCATCCGTACATGCTGAAATGAAGAGTCAGCGTTTGAGCGAAGCGATGCAAGGGCGAGAAGGTAAAAAAGGCGAAGCGCATCCACGGGCAAAGCTAAATAGGGGGTCTGTTCTCTCTATCCGTGAAAAGTACAATCCCAACATTCACACCATAACCATGCTCGCGGATGAATTCGGAGTAGCGACTGCAACTATCAAGGCAGTTTTGAGTCGGAGGTTGTGGTCGCATGTTTAGATTGTTCCCCGAGTGTGAGCCGCATCCGTTGCTGGAGTGGGAGCAGTATTTTAATAGAACGTGGGTAACATGAAACTGTCCGAGTTAATTAATGAACTGCAATCTCTGTTGGTGGAGCATGGCGATATACCTGTACAGAAATGGCAGGGCTATGACTCGTCACCTGTAGAGCTACAACCCGAAGACGTAGGTATTATAACGGGCGGGAAAATGGCCTTTGATGGCGCGACGAATAAGGTTGTAGACCTTGGATAAAACCTAAATTGGGCATGGCTGAAAGGATTATGATGAGGGAAATACCAAGAGCAACCATTGAGCGCGACAAAGAGGGCGTGGAGAATGTGAGATACTACGGCGTTGCTGTAACTGAGTTAGATCGCGACGGTTTACTGGCAGCGCTTAACCAGTCCATTAAGCAGGCTCGTTTGAGTTTTGATAACTTCAAAGCGTACCGCGAATTCCAGATATTTCTTAGAGAGGCAGAGAGAAGGGAAGCATAATGAGCAGGAAGAAAACACTAACCGATCACTACACCAACACAATGCGTACAGGGGCCGTAACCGTCGGTCATGCAGCGGGATTAGCTGGCGCCGCACTGCGTCAAGCCCCCTGCCCGATAGCTCGCAGTGCTGGCAAGTCACTGGAACGTGCTGGTGATGCGGTAGCTCGCAAGGCCGTAGACCAATGCTCGCGTGATACCCCATCGTTGAAACAGTGTAATGATGATTAGCGGACTGGTTTGGCTACGGACATGAAGGTTGTTGTTCCCTACACGAGGTTGCGGCGGGAGCAACAATGGCTACTCAGGCATTACAATCCGCATTACGTTGACGTCAGTGCCAGTGACGACGCCTACTGGACGCTGCTTACGGAACTATGGCAGCAACGCGAAACAGTTGTCCTAATCGAGCACGATATTTTGCCGTGGCCGGGTGCGTTGGAAGAGTTAATTGCCTGCCCGGCGTCGTGGTGCGCGTACTCGTACGATCAACATGGTATTGGCATCTTTCATAGCTTTGGCTGCGCCAAGTTTTCTGGCGAACTAATGAACCTGCTACCCGACATCTGGCAGGGCATGGACAAGCACTGGAGTCAGTTGGATCAGCAATTTGAGTGGCGCGCGTTTCAGGCAGGTCAGCGGCCACACGGCCATCGACCGGCGGTCATTCACCTGCACGAGTATGCTTAACGGAGAGAACAAGTGAGCGTTTACGTTGCGGGTCACACGGGACTTGTTGGTAGTGCATTGCTGCGGCGTATACCTGATGCTGTTACACATACCCACGCGCAACTTGACCTAAGAAGCCAGGCAGACACCTACGGCTTCTTTTGGGGTAATAAGATCCAGCATGTCTATCTCGCAGCGGCCAAGGTCGGCGGCATCCACGCAAACTCAGCCTATCCCGCTGACTTCATCCGCGACAATCTTCTAATCCAGTGCAATGTTATTAACGCTGCCCGACTAAACGATTGTGAGAAACTTCTCTTCCTCGGTTCCTCTTGCATCTACCCACGCGACGCACAGCAGCCAATCAGTGAAGACGCGCTGCTTACCGGCCCGCTTGAGCCAACAAACCAATGGTACGCAATTGCCAAGATTGCGGGACTGAAGATGTGCCAAGCCTATCGCAAGCAATACGGCTTCAATGCGATTAGCGCCATGCCTACTAACTTGTATGGTCCTAACGATCACTTTGACTCCATCGACGCGCATGTTATTCCGTCGCTGATGTCGCGGCTTTGCCGGGCAGCATGCAACGAGGATCGTTCAATCACGCTTTGGGGCACTGGTAAGGTGCTGCGTGAGTTTCTTCACGTTGACGATCTTGCTAATGCGCTAATAGCCCTGATGGCTGAATACAATGACAGTGAGCCAATTAACGTAGGTTCCGGGCAAGAAGTCACTATCAGCGAGCTCGCTCACATGATTGCTGAGATTGTCGGCTATCGCGGCGAGATTAAGTTTGACCCCTCCAAACCCGATGGACCGCCACGCAAGCTGCTAGATAGTACGCGCCTTAATGCACTTGGCTGGCATGCTAAAATCAACCTGTATGACGGACTCTGCTCAACCTTTGATTGGTATCGCGCACGAGTGGGAGATGCTGGATCAAGGTGAAGCGGTATGTCTGCGATGTGGTAAGAGTAGCGTGAACTATGATAGTAACCTTCAATGCGTTAGGCCATTACGGCCGTCTGGCGAACCAGATGTTTCAAGTTGCGAGCACGATAGGGATAGCCCGCCGCAACGGCTTTGACTTCGCTTTTCCGCGCTGGATGAACCACGATCATAAAGACCGCTTTGGCTCAACTGAGGACTGCGACGTATATCGCCACTTTGTTAACCCGCTGCCTGTTTACAGTGGTCCAACACTGCCTGGCCGTTTCATCAATTGGGGCTATCACGACGTACGCCTGACAGAGAGCGTTAGCCTCAGCGGGCACCTGCAAAGCGAACGCTATTTCGCCCATTGTCTTGATGGGGTTAGGTTTTGGCTGCGAATGAAAGACGAGCCCCCACAAAACACCTACGTTGGCATCCACGTCCGGCGCGGCGACTACGACGGCGGCTATCACCCGCGTGTGCCTGAGAGTTACTACCGCGCGGCAATGGAACGATTCTCCGGCGCAAAGTTTCTCGTCTTCAGCGACGACATTGTCGAGTGCAAGCGAATGTTTGGCAACGAGGTTGACTACAGCGAGGGACGCAACTACCTTGATGATTTCCGGTTACTTAAACGATGCACATCGTTCATCATAGCCAACTCAGCCTATAGCGCAATGGCAGCGATTCTGGGTGAGGCACCAAACAAGCGCGTGATTGCACCACGCCCATGGTTTGGACCGCGATATACGTCGATTACAGGTGAGGACATTTACGGCGAGGGGTGGGAGGTTATCAACTGGCAATGAGAATTGATCGCGTTGGTGATGAAGACTTCTGGACAGCGGAATCCTTAAACGATTTAAGTGGATGGGAAATTGTTTATGAAGAACCGTGGACTGAGATCGTTAGTCGGCTTCACTGTCGCAGGCCGCTGAGCACGGCTTCTATGGAGTTTCGGATGATATATTGTCGAACGTCAATCTTGCGTGAAGTAGTTAACCTTGAGACTGTTCAGTAAAACTTTGTTGCATTCTGACCGCAAGTGTGTGGTAAAGTGTGGCGTGACAGCTGAGGGCTACGCCCAAGGAGAATACATGCAACCCGTAAGTCCGGTTATTCCTAACGCTGATGTATCTGAGGTTACTTATGCCAAAGACCAGCCTGAGTATCTGCCTCTTCCGGCTGTAAAGCTTGAGGATGGCACGGTACTGACGCGTTGGGTTTTAAGTGAGGAAGAGAAGCGGCAGATTCTTGAACAGGGCTATATTTACCTTGAGGTCTTGACGTTCAATCGGCCGTTACAACCTCTAAGGCTTTCAGCGGAAGTGCCAGACGGGTTTAACCCTATTCCGGTTGCTGAGGTTTGGCCTGATACTATTCAATGAGCCAGCAGTCCCCTAAACCTGAATCAACACTGCTAAATTCGCAGCGTGTTCCTTTAGTCAAACCAGACGTGCATCAGGACACGAAGCAGGAGTTACAAAAGATTGAGCGGCAATTATACAACCTGATCGATCGCGTAAAGGGATTGCGACAAAAGACCGCGACTTGATAACAACCTAGCGAGTTAAGCGTCAGCCCGTGATGACGACCTGCCCGCCGTGATTTCCAGCAATGGAGATTGCGACGGGCTTTTTGCTTATGCCGATAGAGCGCAAATTTACCAGCCTGAAGGATCTGAAAGTCTCCGACGATGGCTCGGGTTCCATCGAGGGTTATCGCTCGGTTTATGGCGTCATTGACGAAGGCGGCGATATTGTTGTCAAGGGCGCATTCAAAGATACGCTCAGCGACTACCTTTTAAGCGGCTTCACTGCACAGTCTCATGATTGGGACTTTGATAAAGCAGTGGGGTTTCCAGTTGACGCGCACGAAGATGATCACGGTTGGTTCGTCAAATCACAGTTTCACTCCACGCCTGACGCGCAGAATGTGCGCACTAAGGCAAAGGAGCGCTTGGCGGCGGGTAAAACCGTTGGCTTCTCGTTTGGTTATGCGCCGACGTCCTTTGTCCATGTCGAGGCTAAAGACTATGACGCCGAATTGCCTAAGTACATCAAGGCCGATCTCTTGCCCGCAATGCTGGAAAAGGCGCAAAAGTTTAACCGCATTCGCGTCCTGAAATCAGTTGAGGCGATTGAGGACTCCATTGTTACTGCGCCAATGAATAAACGGGCAACGGCAACCGCGGCGAAGTCAGCAGAGCAGGTGGAATCAACACTGGAATCTGAACTTGATGCGCTAATAACTGCGCATGGCAAAGACAAGATTATTGACTACCTCAAAGGCCAGCCGGTATCCGACTCCTTTGAGTCCTTTGACGATGTGGTATCCGCATTGGCGAAGCACACCAGCAACATGCAGCGCAACCACGAGAACCGGGTCAAGGAAGGCCGGATGCTCTCTTCCTCTAATCGGGCAAAGGTTCAATCCTGTATGGACAAGATCATGGAGCTTCACACGGAGCTAAGTAACCTGATGGAAATGAGTGAACCAAAGCCGAAAGAGAAGTCAATCGACGTGGCCGCGCTAAGGACTCAATCGCTACGCATGCAAAGCCTCGCCATTCGAGCGCTGGCGTAGCCTTAACACGCAAGGAGCAACAACGAATGCCGGAAGAAAAGAAAACAGCAGCACAGGAGCTTAAGGCGCTGGTGGAGGCCGAGAAAGCGTTCTGGGAAAAGCAGGGCGCAGAGACGCCTACCACCGAGCAGCAAGCTGAGCTTGACACACGCTGGAAGTCGATTGAAGAGCTAAGCGCCAAGGTTGACGAAGAGAACAAGTTTGCCGACCGCAGCAAACGCCTGAAAGCGATTGAGACGTTTCTCGCGCAGCCTGTGGGCCGCCCTGACTTTGGCAACGGCAATGGTAATGGTAACGGCCAGCCTGAAATCAAGACAATGGGCGAGGCGATTATCAATGCGCCTGAGTTCAAGGCATGGCGCGAGTCTATTGCTCCTGAAGGCAAGGAGATGAACGCGTCAGTCAGGTTTGGCCGCTCGCCTACCATCGCGCTGAAAGATGTCGGTCTGGGCGACCTGTCATTCAAGGATCTGGTAATGTCGGTGCCCGTGACTGCAGGCGGCGGCTTAGTGCGCCGCGATTATGGCCCGTGGCCTGTTGACTTGCCGCTGCGCCAGCCAAGCATTCGCGACGTCATTACCATCCTGCAAACTGGCAGCAACCTGATTGAGTACGTGCGCGTCAACAGTCTCACGCGCGCAGCGGCGATTGTCCCTGAAGCAACGTCAGCCACCGACGATCTGGCCCTCAAGCCCAAAGCAAGCATGGCGCTGGAAGTGGTGCAAACAGGCGTCAAGACCATTGCCGTCATCATGCAGGCCACGCGCACGATCCTCAGCGACGCGCCGCAACTGCAATCGATGATGACGAACTTCATGCGCCTCGACATTGACCTTGAACTGGAAGAGGAAATCATTGCCGGGCCAGGTGGCGCGAACCACTTTACCGGACTGGAGAACACGCCAAACCTGACTCCACAGCCGTTTGTTGCCGACAGCGAGGACACCACTGGCGGCTTGCTGACTACGACCCGCAAAGCACGCACTGCCGCAATGGTCCAGGGCCGCGCCCGCTCAACCGGCTTCCTGCTCAACCCCTACGACTGGGAAACCATTGACCTTGCGCGTGGTGCTCAGGGCCAGTTCTACTTTGGCGGTCCCATGCAGATGGGCACAAAGATGCTCTGGGGCCTGCCTGTAATTGAGTCTGAGGTTATCCCGCAAGGTACCGGCTATTCAGGCGACTTGAAGCAGTTGGTGGTTTGGGACCGACAAGATCCAACGGTTTATATCACCGACTCGAACCGCGACCACTTTGAGCGCAATATCATTGACATCCTGTATGAAGGTCGATGGGCGTTCGGGGTTTTAAGACCCCCCGCCGTGGTCAAGATTGACCTGTTTGCCGGCGCAAACTCGTAACGGCGCACAACAGCCCGTTGCCATAGGGCGGTTGATTGCTTTCCTCGGAAGGCCAGCCGCCCGCCATTTTGCTAATGAAGCTAACAGCCCTAATCCATCTTTTCCCGCCAGAGCACTGTGCTGGTTCTGAAACCACGTTGCATGCAGCCTTGCGCGCAATGGTCAAGCGCGGTCATCAGGTACGCGTAATCTGCGCGAACAGCAGAACAGCGCCCTACGAAATCGACGGCATCAGTGTGGTGCGCCCGCCACGTCGCGGTCAACAGTCATGGCTGGAACACTACGTTGCAGGCTCCGACCTTCTTGTCACGCACCTCGACCTCACCAATCAGGCAATGATGCTGGCAATGTCAACCAAGATTCCGTTAGTCCATTTCGTTCACAATGATGCGCAGATGATGTGCTGGCGGGTGGATGCGCGTGTGCCGTACAAGAATGCGTTGACGGTATATAACTCACGTTGGCTGGCTGCAAGACCAAGCTCGTACAACGGGCTCACCATGCCCGCCGAGTGGCTTGCGCCGTCAGTCGTGGTCCATCCTGTGGTTGAACGCGAGCACTATGAATGCGAGCGCGGCACAAAGATTACGCTGGTAAATCCGACGCCGGGCAAGGGAGTTGAGACATTCAAGGCGCTGGCGAGGCTAATGCCTGATAGTGAATTCCTTGCCGTCGAAGGCGGCTATGGTGAGCAGATGATCCTTGCGCCAGACGCCCCTCGCAAAGGTGGTGCAATGCCTGCTGCCGGTAATATTGAGTGGATGGCCCACACGCCGGACATTCGCAACGTGTTTCGCAAAACCAAGGTACTGCTGATGCCGTCAGAGTATGAGTCCTACGGGCGCGTGGGCATTGAAGCTGCCTGCGCAGGCATTCCAACAGTCGCGCATCCGACGCTGGGGTTGCAAGAAGCGTTTGGCGACGCGGGCATTTTCATCGACCGCAACGACGTGGCCGCATGGTTCAATGAAGTTTCGCGCTTGATGACTGACGACTTCTACTATCACGAACGCTCACAGATTGTGCTTGAACTAGCGCGGTCTATTGAGCCCGAGCAGGAGTTTGATCGGCTGGAGCAGGCGTTTATTGAGACAGCCAATCGATGGAAAGGGAAAGGTGACGGAACTGTGGCAATGTGGAAAGCAGATCGTTGGATCTGGAAGCTGGCAGATGGAAACTATCAGATGACTGATGAAGATCGGGCACCTGCTACGGCAGTTGTTCGACTCTATCCCAAAGGGGCAATGGTTCCGGCAGACTTGGCGCAGAGGAATGGTTGGATTAATCCTGACGCCAAAGCGGTTGCGGCACCAGCGGAGAACAAGATGATCGCCGCGCCTGACGAGAACAAACAGCGTAAGCGCAAGGATGAGGTAGCGGCATGATTGTCGTTCCAAACCAGACGTTTAAGCATGGTGCAGAGACTTACGAAGCTGGTGAGAGTTATGAGGTATCGGCCGATGATGCTCAGTACTTTCAACAGGCAGGATGGATTGGTGAGAGAGCGGTAGGTGAAGGCGCAACTCTTGATGTTGCCGATATACAACTAGGCCACAGTGCGGAGGTAAACTAAATTGGCGAAGATCGTTCACGATGATATTTTAGACGGCGCGTTCGATGTGTTGGACCAAGCGGACATAATGACTGTCTGCGCGGGTCAGCCCACCACGCGCACGGAAGCGGTAACCACCAACAAGTTGGCTGACGTTGCCATGACACCCAACACTGACTATACCAAGGCGAACGGCGACACCAGCGGGCGCAAGTGTACGGTGGCGGCCAAGAGCGCGGTTCCTGTTGACACGTCAGGCACGGCGGATCATGTTGCCCTGTGCGATGCCACGCGGTTGCTCTACGTGACTACCTGCACGTCGCAGGTGCTCACCAGCGGGAACACCGTCAACATCCCTGCGTGGAAGGTTGAGATTGCTGATCCGACTTAGCTTGTCGCCGAGAGTCCATTAAGCTGAAACCACAAGGAAGGCTCGGCGTATGGTCGGGCCTTTTTGCTAACCATGGCAGTCTCCTTTCGCGTCACAGGCACGTGGGCTGAGCTAATCGCAGACGGCTCAGTTGCTATCCCTGCCACTCCCCAGGCAGGCGACCGCATGTACCTGTTTGCGCGCTGGAAGGACTTTGCCGTTACGGCGACGGTTGCCAACTGGACTGAGTTAATCGAGTTTGCCGATGGTGCAGTTGCTACTGGCAATGGCACCGGCTCAGTCAAGGTTGCCTGCTGGTATCGTGATTGGCAGTCAGGCGACACCGATCCAACAATCGATTTCTCTGCCAGCCCTAACAATGCCAGTGCTGTGATCATGGTGATGGCGAAGGTCGCGAGCGACACGTGGCTGACGCCTGTTGCTGTTACCGCAGCCATGACTAACTGGACCACCAGTTCGCAGACCGTGGCGGCCAGTTCAACCGTCAACGTGCTTGGCGGCGGCGTAGTCATGGGCCTAATTGGCATTCGTGACGATACGGCCACCATGACGCGGCCCACTAACGGCATTGATGATTCTACTGGCGCGATCACATGGAACGGGAATTACGTTGAGTCCCCTGCCACGCATCATTCAACTACTACGGGTGACGATGGGGCAGCAGACCTTGGCTATCGGCTAGTAAGCGCGGGAGCCACGGCCACACTGCGCATGACAGGCACCATCTCTGCCGCCGAAACAGGGGCAGCGCTATGGGTTGTGCAAGGTGTTGAGGCGAACATCACCCTACAGGACGCTGGTCACTCGCATGCCGCAGCCACCGTCGCACTGACGCAGGTGCATGACGTTGTGGTAGCCAACGCCAGTCACGCACAGTCGGCGGCTAGTGTAGTCCTCACCCAAGTTCATGCGCTTGCTGTTGATAATGCTGTTCACGCTCAGGCAGCAGGCAACGTCGCACTGGCAGAGGTTCACGACTTAACTATTCAGAACGCCACTCAAACGCACACTGCAAACACAGTCACGCTGGCCCAGACGCACGTGCTTGCGGTGGCTAATGCAGCCCACGCCCACACGACACAAAGCCCCAACGCACGCACGTTCCTAATCACGTGGCTTGACTCGGGTGGCGACGCAGTGCAGGCAACAGGCTACTTCAACAGCGTCGATGCTGGAACAGTGAGCTACGACTCCAGCCAGCAAGTTGCGGGCGCAGGTTCATGGAAGTTTGATTCCGACACTGGTGAGAACGCCGTTGTCAAGGTGCCAGGTGTATTGGGCGCAAGTCGCCGTGTGAGTTTCTACTGGCGCTATGATTCGGTGCCGGATGATTCAGTGACGTTGACGGAGTTTGTGAACAGTTCGCAGCTTGAGGCTTATTCAGGTGGAGGGTTTTCCAGTCATGGCAACCTCAACGTTGACGATGGTTCATATGCTACAGCATCTCCAGCCAAGAACGCAGGTCAGGGGTCGGTCTATGGATTCTCCGGGCCTAACACGATTGACGTTCCACCCTCCGCTGTTATCGATTCAGTCAAGATCATCTACGAGCGCAAGTACGACGTCAACACGTCCATTGGCATCTCGCGTGTGAAGACACGCATTGACGGCGTGGAGGGGCTAAACTATGACAACGCCGACATGCCGCTGGTGGATACGGTAGTCACGGTGGACGTCACTGCAGAGCGCGGCTGGACGCCGCCAGACTTTGCGGCAGGCGTGTTCGAGGTCATTGCCGAAGCCCGACGCGGCGACACTGACACAGCGCACACGCAAAGTTGGGATTATGTGAAGGTGGAAGTTGTCTATCACCTGCCAGTAGGGATATTGCGAGTGGTTGACGCGGTGGGCAGTGAAGGGTTTCGCCTCGCCGTGACACCGAAAGGCGCGGGCGTTGTGCTGAGGCTTGCGGGCGGCAACAATACAACGGCCTCGGAAGGCTATGATGGTATCTCCGTGCTGCTGGTCGACACGTGGTATCGCATTGGTCTGGCTTATGTGATTAATGGCACTGACGACATGGATGCCAGGGTTTACATAAACAGCGTGGAAGAACTTGCAGTCGAAGGGGTAATTACCAATGGCAACGGATCGTTCAGCCTGCCTGATTTGGAGTATGGTTGGATCGGCAATCCCGGCGCTGATCACCTTGCATGGTTCACCCATCTCTACGTTGACGACGGCGACGATCTCTCCGACCCTGGCAACAAACTGATGACAGCCAAACTGCCTGCCAGTGTCAATCAGGACACTTGGGCCACCACAGGCGGCACCGGCGCGGTCAACGAGCGTCCCGTCAGTGAAACCAACTACAGGCAGCATGCAACTGCTATCGGTACCGCACGCCAAACCTACACGCTGCAAGCTGCGTCAGCAGGTGACGTTGACGTCTCCGGCGAATCCGTTGTCGGCTACATGGCGTGGGTATGGACCAAGGTCAGTACCGGTCCTGCCTCAGGATATGTGTATCCGGTGGTTGACGGTGTTGACAAACCTGAAGAAGAAGTTCACGGCTCACCGTCAGGCACACCCTCGCTGCTGTATTACCCTGTTACTGGAAACACATATCCATCCGCTGCTGCAACCATTGGCATGGCGCTGATTAACGTTGAAGACTTCACCGACGCCACGCTCTATGAATGCGGCATTGTCATCTGCTACGAAGGCCCAAACACCGACGATCCCCTGTTTCCCTTGCAGCTACTAGCCTCATCAGCCAGCACCAGCGACAGCATGGGCGGTGACCCACCGGCTGAGTATGAGTTAAAGAACGTGGTTGTTGAAGCCCCTGGCGCAGTGGTCACCACAGTTATCAGTTCACGCACTGCTGACGGTGAAGTACCGCAACAACAAGCCATCATCGAATCGCAGGGTGGTGGCGAAACAGGCATCGTCGTGCTTAGCCCCGGCGTCGAGGTAAGCATGGACATCGACGTAGCTGGCACGAACACCAGCCTGGAACTGCGACGGGTTGATGAAATCGTAGTCTAACGAACGTGGCAAACCCAACCGTATTCAACGCAGTAGCAACTAACCCCGGTGGTACGGGCAGCACGATCACCGTCACGCTTTCCACGCACGCGGTTGGCGATCTGCTGATCATCTACGTTGCCAACACAGGCAATGTGCTGTGGACTGGCAATCCGACCGGCTGGAGTCGTATAGACCAACGCACTGTTGGTACCTCCAGTAACGGCATTGTTGGCACGTGGCTGTGGCGCAAGGTAGTTGCCGGGGACTCGCTACCACTCACTAACCCAGTCTGCACGCTTGGGGCGACTGTCACCCGGCTTGCCACCTGTCGCACTGTTCGCGGTGCTGACCTTGAATCACCGTTTGTCACGCCCAACTACGGTCCACGCGGCTTCAGCACCGGCACTGCCAACCCGATTCGCCCGCCGACTGTGGTCACACCCGCGCCTGAAGTGCTCGCGTTGCACTGTTATGGCGCACGCGCTGCCACCAACGCGCCTGACCCGACCGGCTACACGCAGGATGCCGAGGCAGTCGTTAGCGGCACGCTGGTCATCAACGCAGGCAGTCAGGTGATTGCGGACCAGAACACGACGCTAAGCAATCAGGACGCTTCACCTACGTCAGGCGCGCGCTGGGCTTCAGGCATCATCTGCATCCCTGGCACTGACTATCCCTACTATCGCGCTGGCTCACAGGCAACCACGGCATCAGGCACCAGCGTCACGCCAGTCAAACCAGCAGGCACCACCAACAGCGACGTCAACGGCAATGCCGACGTGATGATTGCGACCGTGGAAGGGGCAGGCGCAACGACGCTGAGCGCTGCCGACTCTGGTCTATGGACTGAGCTTGGCGGCGTATGGTCCGGTATTACCTCAGGAGGCGGCTCCAGTGTCAAGAAGTTTTGGTGTTATGCAACGGCTTCTCCCAACATGCAATTTAATCGCACCGGCACAGGGGAAATCAGCGTCTGCATTACCACCTATTACAACTGCCGTCAGACTGCGGCGTTAGGAACCTTTGACGCGGACGCTCGCGCCTCGTCAGCTACATCCACATGGGATGCGCTGGCACGCAGCTACACGCACAGTTTAGTGCAGGCTACCTGCGTTGCTGATGCCACGCCGACATTTACCGCCCCTGCGGGCTGGTCTGAGCGCATGGACGGTCTGGGCATCACGTGCGCCGATCAAACGTTCAATGCGGCAGGCTCTGCGGCAAGTGCTTCATTCACGCTTTCTACTGCCAGCCCAACGCTGGTGGGCTTGGTAGAGATTAAAAGTCCCACCGGGGTTGGGGCTATTGATCTGGTGGTACAGGACGCGACTCATGCTCACGCTGCGGGCAGTGTGACGCTCACGCAGGCGCATGAGTTGGCAGTCAACAACCCTGCGCACGGTCATTCAGCAGCCAGCATCATGTTGACGCAGGCTCACACGCTGGTGGTCCAGGATAGCAGTCATGCGCACTCAGCAACCAACCCTGCGCTTACGCAGATCCATGAGCTAGTAGTTACCAGCAGCGCCCATCAACACGCCGCTGAGAGCGTGGCGATAGTTGTCGTGTTGACTGTGGCAGATGCGACTCACGCGCACGTAGCAGACAGTGTTGACCTGACGCAACTGCACTTGCTTGTAATCAGCGATGCCAGCCACGGCCATGACGCTGAAAGTGTGACCATCGCAGTTGCCAGCGTACTGGAGACGCAAGACGCGACGCACGTACATATTGCTGATAGCGCAACCATCACGCAGGTGCATGGTTTGCTGGTTGCAGACAGCGTACACGGCCACGCTGCTGACTCGCTGCTACTAACCCAACTGCACGAGTTAGTTGCTGCAAACGGAACACACGGACAGGTGGCTGACAGCCTGACGCTAACACAGACTCACGCGCTCACAGTTGCAGACGCGGCTCACTTGCATGTTGCGGACAGTCTGGAACTGGCGCAAGTCCATGCGGTGACGGTTCAGTCCAGCGCGCATCTCCATGCTGCCGGCAATATCGCCCTGGGGATGCCCGGAACGCTGGAAGTTGCCGATGGTGTGCACGGGCATGTTGGTGAAAGCGTCACTGTGGTCCAGTTGCATGAGCTGAGTGTAGGGGGCGCAACCCACGCACATGCCAGTGACAATGCGACACTAACACTAACCAACACGCTCAGTGTGCAGGACTGCGCACACGGGCACATTGCAAGCAGCCTTGACCTTGCTCAGTTGCATGCGATTCAAGCTGCTGGCACCGTTCACAGCCATAGCGCAACTACGCCGGTGCTCACGCAGGCGCACACGCTTGCCCTGCAGGACGGGCAGCATGCACATCTTGCCGCCGAGGTGGGACTGACTTCTGATATACTTCAAGTGAACTTTTCACCAAGGCAAATGCTGAGTATTGGCAGTGAGCAGCGTGTGGTATATATTGGCACAGAGGTTCGGAGTACATAATGCTCTTCAAGGAACCAACTGAAACGCTTGACTATGAGATTGCTTGGGCTGACTGGTTGGGCAGTCTCACCATTCAGTCCTCAACGTGGTCCGGCCCAAGCGGCATTACCATTGTTGCGGATGCGTTCACCGATACCGCGACGCAGGTAAAACTCGCAGGCGGAACATGGGGCGAGATCTATGAGCTGGTCAACACGATTGTCGCAGTTGACGACGCCAGCAACACGCAGACTGAGAACCGCTCAATCCTGATTCGCATTCAGCGTTCCGTTGCTTACTGCTCGTCAACTGAGGTGCGACGCCGAGCGCAGGGCGGGGCAGGCTCAGGTGGTTCCGCGACCGTCACGGCACTTACACCCGCTGAGCTTGACGCGCTAATCGAGCAAACCAGTCGCATGTTTGACCTTGAGTGCGGCGTGCCTGAAGGTTATTTCAACGCCGCGCCGATACCTATCGCCACAACGCGAACTTTCTATAGCGACGGCACAAACTACTTGCACCTGCCGCCGTATATTGCGGGCTCACTTGACACAACGCTTACATTGCCAGAGGGCTACACGGTGCCCACCTTTGCCGAGCAGGATGGCTATTTGGTGCTGACGTCCAGCAACGGCATGCTTGCCCCATTCAGCAATTTCTACAACTACTCATCGTGGCCGGGATGGTGGATAGGCGTGCCGATTACCGTCTCTGCGATTTGGGGCTGGCGTGAGACCCCGGCTGACGCTAAGGCGGCGGTAATCGAGTGGGTGCTGAACCTGTGGCGCGAGACTGACCCCGCGTCAGTGAAACTGGTCGGACTTGAGGGCCAGCCGTTACGCGAAGCTATACCACCACGTGTCAAAGCCGTCGCACGTAAGTGGCGAGCGAAAGTAGCAGGACCGGCATTTACATGATTCGCTTCACTGCCAGCATTCAGGGCGTAGAGGTGCTTGACCGCGCCTTCAATCGCGTCGACCAGGAAATCAGCGACTTTCGCAACTTCTGGCCGGGAGTCATCACCACGTTTTATGATATTGAGACGCAGCAGTTTCACACTGAGGGAGCAAGCGGGGCATCAGGCAAGTGGACGCCATTGAGCCCCGCGTACAAACTATTCAAGGAACGCGAATTTCCCGGTAAGACAATACTGCGGCGTGAGGATGCGCTATACGAGTCAATGGCCAGCCCTGACGCACTGGATTCCATTGTACGCCCTGAGCGCGATGAACTGGCAATTGGCTCAGCACTACCTTACGCCCCAATTCACCAGAAGACGCGCCCGATCATCTCGCTGAATGAGGAAAGCAAGCGGCGACTGGTTAAGAGCATCCAGCAACGATTGGTTGAATTCACTCGTGCAAGCGGGTTTGTAACTGAAGAGAGAGCGGCGTAATGGCATGGACGCCTCGCTACTTTGCGGTGCAGGAAGAGGGGATTATCGACAACGCCCTCTTCATCATCACGCGTGACTTCAAAGAGGCGCTGGATACGTTCTACACGATTGAGGCAGCACTCTCGCCTGATGACCCGCAGTACCTTGAGGACTTTCAGGAACGCTCACTAGGGCAGATTCAGAAGTTAGATTTTCCCACACTAGCCATCGGTCCGAACCGTAACGCTGCCACTGAGTCCGATGCCCGTGATCGTCTTAAGCAGGCGGTGAGGTTCGATATTTACGTTGGCGTAACCGCCGACTCAGCCGCAAACGTCACCACCAAGATTATGCGCTATATGGGCACGATGGACGCCGTATTACGCTCGGCACAAAAATCTGACTGGAAGCGCAACATGTCTGCTATAATCTTCGGCATTGTTTTGGAGTTAGAGCACGTTTACGGTTCAATCAGGGAGCGGGAGTCTATTTACTACCGCGATGCTCTGATGCAAGTTACGCTCATATTCAATGAGCAGTGAGCGTTGACAACTATCTAGCGGTCTAAGAAACGCAATTTGACGTTTACCTGGCTGCCCTTCTCTTAGCTGAGAAGTGGCGGCCTTTTTGCTTTTTAGGAGGTGATACTTTGGCAGGCACAGCCGACAATTTCAACACGTTAGACGTAGGCATTGGACCGGGCAAGTTTTACTACGATCTTGGTGGTGGTTCGGGCGCGTGGGACGGCGCTGCTGGTGTTCGCCTGATTCTGCACACTGACGGCACGCCTGACTCCACGCAAAATCCAAACGCCAAGCATGCAGGTTGGACCGATGCGGGCTGGACGTTCTCAGTCAAGCCCACCTTCACCAACTTCAATGCCGACGAATCCCCTGACCCAATCATCTCGCGCGTTACGGCGCAAGAGGCGCTAGTCTCAGGTTCGCTGCTTCAAGTCATGGACATGGACTTGGCGGAAGTGCTGAATCCGACACTGACCCGCAGCGACGTGATGGGCTCGCAGGGCGTCACTATCGGCAACGCTGAGCCTCAGTACACGTCGATTGCCCTGATCTGGCCGTTTGAGGACGACCCTACACGCTTTGGCGTCGTGCATCTGTACAAGGCGTTCAACGATGCTGGATTGGCAGGCAACATCACAAGCAAGGATATTAGCAAGTCGCCGGTAGCGTTTCGCGGGCTGGCAGTATCAACGCGCGCAGCGGCAGATAGGGTCGGCAGGTACTTTACCCAGAACGCAGGAGCACAGTCGTAATGAATAACCAATGGCAAAAGCGGCAGACCACGTTGCTATCCTGTCCATCCGGCAACGAGGTCATGGTGCGACGCACTGGCCCGGACCTTGCCGTTAAGGCGGGAAAGTTTGCGCGAGTGCTGCAAAAAGTAAGCGGTAAGAACGGCAAGGCCACGCCTGACGAGCAGTTAGCCGCGATTGAGCAACTGCCTGACAAGGAACTTGAGCAACTCATGGCTTTTGCGCGCGTGGTGCTGGCAGACGTGGTAGTTAATCCGCCGCTTTATCTCAACCCCAGGGAGGGCCAGCTTAGCCCTGACGATGTGCCGCTTAATGACTTCTGGTATATCCACACATGGGCCATGAATGGTGGCCCAACGCTGCCTGTTAAGTTGAAGGAGGGCGAGACGACCGTGGAGGCCGTCAGTAACTTTCCTGATGGACGAGAATCAAATCTTGATACTCGTAGCGACAGCGAAACTGTCCAATAGAAGTCCGGCGGATGAACTGGGGATAGCTGATGAGGCAATAGCACAGGCTCTCAACATGGAATGCGCAATTGCGTGGGACAAGTTTCAGCGAGAACGTGAAAACGACAGGCTGGCAACCCAACTACTTGCATTAGCAACGGGCGGAATTTCAGGGACTGCGCCTAAACCTGAAACAAAGAAATTCAGCGAGCAAAGTTTTTAATGGCCCATCGGCTGATTATTGAACAACGCGAAACGTGCTCAGTATTGATTTGCAACCATTGTCAGAAACCATTCCTGGAGATCGTTGAAGGGCAGGCGAGGTTTCAAAATAAGCATGGCAGTAAGATTCACCATAACGCGTTAACCATCGATCATCTGCGAATGATCGCCTTTGAAATGTATCGACAGTCCCGCCCACCTACTGACGGCTGGACGTTCTAAAGCGGCTTCACGCAGGCCCGATTCTTAATTGAGTCGGGCCTTTGTAGTTTATGGCGGCTAACGAAAACTCACTGCTACTACGAATTCGCGGTGATTCCTCCGGTGGTAAAGCGGCGGTTGCGGAGACCCGTGCGGCGGTAGCGCAACTACGCCAGAGCGCCACGTCCGATCTAAGGCAAATTCAAACTGTTTCCACTGCCTCATTGGGCTCGGTAACTCAATCGCTTGCTCGTCTTACTACAGGGATTCCATTTGTAGGTAACGCGCTCAATGGACTAACTGCGCAGTTTTCAACCGTAACCTTTGCCAGTGAAGGCGCGGCAACAGGACTGGCGGGGATTGCCGGGCCAATTGGAATAGCGGTTGTTGCTCTTGGGCTAATGGCGACTGCGGTGGTGAAACTTAGCCAACAGTTGTTTGCGCTGGCGCATTCAGCAGCAGAGTTCCAAGGCAAATTGTTTGACCTAAGCCAGCAGACTGGCGTGAGCGTGGAAACGCTTTCCGCGCTGGAAGTTGTGGCCCGCACGACTGGCAGCAGCATTGAGGGGCTAACGCAGTCGCTTGGCATCTTTCAGCGACATCTGGAAGAGGCACAGGATGAGAACAGTAAAGCCGCCACTACGTTCAGGAAACTGGGCGTTGATACCTTAGACACTGAAACCGCGCTGCGTCAGACCGTTGCCGCCCTGGCGCAAATGCCGGAGGGGTTTCGTCAGACCGCGTTGGCACTGGAGGTCTTTGGACGTGGCGGCAAGGCGTTTCTTGCCATCGCAAAGGAGTCCAAGGGTGATATTGATGAGATCACCAGACGGCTGAGTGGATTGGGACTGGTCACAACTGAGCAGGCCAAACTGGCTGACGAGTTCAACGACCAACTTGTAATCCTTGACGTTCAACTTCGCGGCATTGGCACGCAGGCGATTCCCGTAATCCTCGATGCGCTGAAAGACCTGTCACAAAATTTGGAAGAGAATCGCGATCTCTTTATCGCGCTTCAAGGTGCCGTTAAAGGTTTAACGTTGGGTATCACTATCCCGCTACGTGTGGCTATTGGCATCATTAAGACGGAATTCGACAAGGCTCTTTTTGTCATTCAGATAACCGTAGCCCTGTTTGAACGGATGGCAAAAGCAGTGGAGATTATTTCAGGTCACCCGATTACGCTGCCCAGCTTTGCCGGACAGCCCGTTGCGCCCACAACAGCGCCACCTAAGCAGGCCGAGCCTGCTAAAGATCCGTTCATCAAGCAACTTGAGGAGCAAGTCGCGGCGCGTAAAAAGTTGCAAGGCGTGCTGAACTTCGACTTTGCTCAGCAGCAACAGCGAGCCAACGCTTCTATTGCTCAGGCACAGCGAGAGTTTGAGGCAGGTAAACGTACGCGGCAGTCGTTGCTGGACGTAACCATTGACGGTATTCGCAAACAGACAAACGCCGAGATTGAAGGTTTGAAAGTTGAGCGGCGCATCAAACTGGAAGAGCAGGCGTTGGCGAAGGACGACTTGCAGAAGCGTACGCAGCTGTCTAATGCAATCCTCTCTATCGACACTCAAATTGCCACGAAGAAATCCGAACTGCGGGAGCGTGAAAAGGATGAGCGGACTAAGTTTCAAAAGGAAGAGATCAACAATGAGATTGCCCATCAGGAGCGATTGTTGGCCCAGTCTCGCGACTTGGACCAGGTAAGGATTACAGGCATTCAGCAACAGGTAGCACTGCGGAAGAAGACAGCACTTGATGGTGACAGGGAAATTGAAAATATTGAACTGACCGCTATCGACAGAGAGCAGGCGTTACTAGTCAAGCGACTGGCGATTGTTGGTCAGGACGTAGCCAAGCAACGAGAAATCCGCGATCAGATTGCCGCGCTGAACACACAGCGAAGAGCTACGGAGCAAAGACACGCCAGCGAGCGGTTGCTAATAGTTCAACAGGAAGGCGACATAACGCTTCAGTTGATTCAGGTCAAGGGTGAGGCGCTAATTGCGATTGTAGAAGCGCTTGCGGAGCGGCGGGTAATTACAGAAGAAGAGGCGCAGAGACGCATTGCTAAGGTGCGACTTGATGCGCTTGGTGCGGAGATAGAACTGACACAAGCACGCGGGCAGGATACGCGAGTGTTGGAGGCGCAACGGGTAATTCTTCAAGCAGAAACAGTGCGGGATATTGAGGCTGGTCAACAAGAAGATGTTGAGAATACACGAAAGTACGCAAGTGAACTGAGTGCAACTGAGGGCCGAATCCTCAGAACCCAACGAGATACAGACCGTGAAGTTATCGATCTAATGCAACTTCACTTTGTGTCTCGGAAAGCAATCATTGACGCGCAGCTAAAGGTTGATTTAGCAAACGCAGCGCAACGGCACAAAACGTTACTGGAGTCAATCAGAGATGACCAACGTGCAAATGATGAGCAGGCTCGCATACTTGAAAGTCGATTAAGGACGTTAAGGGCGGCGGGCAGGGAAACCAGCGTTGAGTATCAGAAGGCAATAGACGATCTCGCTCAAGTGAACGCTAAAAAGCAGTCCCTGCATGATGAAGAAGAGGCTGAACTGGAACGATCTGAGAAGGAGAAGGAGCGGATTCTTCGACAGGGGCGACTGGCAGCTAGGAGCGCTGATCCGATTAGCAGAATCGGACTGAATATCGACGACTTGAGGGAGTTTGCGGATGTTGTAGATAAAAGCATTGTCCCAACGGCACGAATCTTACAAGAAGCGTTCTTTGGGGTTGCTGACGCGATAGGCCAGACCGTCGCGAACTGGGTGCTGTTGGGTGAAACCGGACCAGCGGTGATGCGCAAGATTCTGGCTCAGGCGCTTGCTTCCATTGCCGCAGAGGCGGCGGTGAACGCCATCAAGGAACTGGCGCTAGGGTTTGCCACGCTGTTCTTTAACCCTGCTGACTCAGCAGCGCACTTTACCTCTGCTGCGTTATGGGCCTCGATCGGTGGCGTGGCAGCAGTAGCTGGACGGAGTGTGGCGGGCGATCTGTTCAAACCAAAGAGCACTACCAGCAGTGGTAGCGAGGGACGCGGCACGTCAGGTGGGCTAAACCCGCTCAATCTCGCGCGCAATGCCGGTCCCGGCACCCCGCAGATTGCGCCGCAGATTCAATCGATTAGGTTAATTCTCGAACACCGTGTTGATGAGGGCAAGTTTGCAAAAGCCATTACTACTACGGTTGTAGACGACTTCAACAATGCCGGTCCAATCAGGGAAGTGATTGGCGGCGATGGCAACCTGAATCGAGGCTAACGATGCCGGAAGCAACGTACCCCACGCCACTCCATAGCAGTGCTTATGACACTGGGCCGATTTACCTGAAGTACGTCAAGCATCGTAAGGACTGGGCCAAGGCTACTGTGATTGTAAATTTTGAGGACGGAGGCATCGACACCAACACATCTGCGGCAAACACGCTCCAAGAGTACGAGCTTATCTACGATGGTCTAAGCGATGAAGACGCCAACATTCTTGACACCTTCTGGGACGCGCATGGCATTAACGTGACCTTCACGTTCATCGAGCCACGCGATCATCCGTGGACCGGCACGGAGGGCGCAACCGTCACAGGCTGCCGCTTCATCAGCTACGAGAAGAACCATGCCGATGTCAACGGCGTGCTGCTCATTCAAAACCGCCGCGTAGTCATTGGAAAGTATCCAAGCTAGATGCAAACTGTTGGCGCACAACTGCAAGCGGTACTGGAAGCGCGTGACCGCGATCTGGTCTATCTCTTCGAGCTATACACCGCAGATTATCAACCAGTCGGCACGCACTTCGATCCCCGCGATGCAGTAGAAACATTTTCAGGCGTCTCGTTCACCTTGCCTTTTGGGCCAATGGTTTATCGCCGCGAAGTGCTGCAAGGCCCATCGCTCAGGAAGACCACAGGCAAGGAATTCAACTCAGTCTCCATCCGCTTCTCAAACGTCTCACGCTACATGGCTGACTTCGTGCGCCACAACGAAGTCGAGCAGATGCGGCTGGTGGTGCGAATGGTATCGCGCTCGGTGGCGGTCGCCATTGGCAACAGCAGTACGATCCTAACTAACTCAGGTGTGCTGTTTGTAGGTCGTTGTCAAAAGCCTGACGGGTTTAATCGCAAGACAGGAACAATCGCTGCCAAGCCTGACATGGGCACGATTGAGGCGCGCATTCCACCGCGACTGTTCCAGGCTTCGTGTCCGTTGGAATTCAAGGGGCCGGAGTGCTTAGGCACTGAGCTGTTAAGCGAGAAGTCGGCAGCGTATCAAGCAGCGACAATCTGCAACAAGCTGGAAGGCGGTAACTGTACTGACTATGAGAACACTGAATTCTTCCAGGGCCAGACGCTAATTCAGATTCAGTCCTCATTCGTTCACAAGTCGAATGAAAGCTTCTTCAAGAAGATCCTCAACATCCTGCCGGGCATCAGTCGCCGGCAGACGTCAGTCAACAACTCGCTGCATGATGGCACGCCTTACGGCAATCCTATTCCGCTAATCTTTGGCCGCTGGTACAAGACGCTGTTGCCGCTTCAGTATCAGGACATTGGCACGTCAATCAACTTCCTGATGGCAGCGTGTCGCGGGAAGATTAGCGACTTCATCAACATTCGCACGCTCTCGCTAAACTTCACTCAGCCCATTGGCGTCACCAAGCATCTTGGCGAGTATGGCGGTGACGGCTCACAGACTGCCGACACGGTATTCCCGCAGCATGGATTCTTTTCGCGACTGGCGTACACAACCGGCTACTGCAATGGCTCAGACATCGAATCTGAAGACGCGGCCCCGGAGATTGCCGCCATAGTCGCAGGCACGGTGCCTGACCAGATCTACTTCGACGTAGATCACGATGGCACAGGGAAGCTGGCGGCAGGCACAGGCGGCGTAAGTGCGGCGGGCTCGAGTGTGAGTGCGCCAGCCAATCCAGCGGCGAGTTTTGATGCGGCTCTCTTTGAATGGGGCACGCCGGAAGTATATTTCAAGACCGAGGAATCGTCTCTGGGCAATGTTTACCCAGCGCCTCCGGGAGGAATGACTGATTCCAGCGGCAACGGCAACCATGCTTGGTACATTGACGCCGTTAGCGGTAGCGGCAGCTTTGCGGTATTGGACATCAGCACGCCTGAGGTTCCCGTTGAGACTGACTCCGCGTCTCGCTTTGTTAGTGGCCCAATAGGGTTTCTACATGCTCCGTCTGGTGGCTCACTGGACCTGCGTGGCGTGCAAACATGGGTTGCAATTGGACGCATGACCTCGCATGTACCACAGTCGTACATCCTGAATCGCGGCACAGACACGGCAGGCGGTGTGCCGTTTGGGCTGTCGTTTGGACTGGGGCTGGGCTCTGACACCATCTTCGTGTCCTTTGGTAATGGCGCCATAGGTGGCGGAACAGGGCAGCTATCCTACGGGCCAATCGTGGAAGACGGCACGCCTTACCTGATTGTGTTCGTCTACGACGGCAATGCGATCTACCTGTACGTGCAGGGCTGCCTCAGAGACTCGCAAGCCTTCACTGGCGAGATAGTTTTCCCCGACTTCAATAACTCACCGTGGCGGTTTGGCTACACGCCCAACTTTGCCTTTGGGCCAGTCTGGCAAAGTCAGGGAGCCTCGCGGCTGGCGCTGTTTAACGGCGTCGCGGCTACAGCAGAGCAAGTCTCTCGCTTGTGGGCCTCCATGCGCATCACGCCGACAGGCTGCCCCGGTCAGGACTGGACCGACAACCCTGTTGACCATGCGCGATTTATTCTCACTGAGCCCGCGTTGATGAACAATGACCCTGACTCAATTGACGATTACCTAAGTGCTTATGCGGCAGCGTACAACTGTGGTGCAATACGAGACGAGTCCAACGCCGAGCGCTGCCTGCTGCCTGACACTGAGACGTCTAAAGCAGGTATCGACTACAAGCGCTACAGCTCCACCGGACTACTAACCCCGGCATCGTTTGAGCCAACGCGCACCCAGATACCCGCAGGCGTGCCCGCGCGCGAGTGTGACTACGAGTTCTTTGACCCTGCAACCCCGCCGACATCGTTAGACGCGCTCACTGTTTATCGCAAGCGTTTCACGTGTAACATTGAGTTCTCCGAAGTGCAGAAGGCCGTTGATGCGCTGTATGACCGCATCTTCCCTACCTTTCGCGGGTTTCTGCGCTGGAACATCAAGGGGCAGACAATCATCGACAGCGAGCGTCCGGCAGACTGGACAAAGCTGCGTGTGGAGGCAACCACAGGCGCAACAACACTGACGGTCAACGACGTGCTGCCGTGGAAGAACACGCTTGGTTCGCCATACCTGCTGGAAGGCAAGGTGCATCTTGACCGGCACATTACCTTCATCTATGACACCGCTACCACGCGTGAGGGCGCAACGGACCTGGTTGCCGCAGACGTCGGCAAGTACGCCCTGCAACGTGACAGCGACACTGTTTGGCAGCTTGCTGATGATAGTCCGGTAACGTGGGTGCAAATCACCAGTGAGATCTCCGAAGTGCGCGCGGTGACGGCGGCAGCATACTCTGACTTAGGAGACAGCATCACGCTAGCCGCTTCTGCGTCAGGCGGGCCTGTGGCTGTAGCTTCCAGCGCAACGCTTGTCGGAGGTTCACCCACGGTTCAATCGTCGGCTACGGTGACAATCACAGGCTCGTTGAGCGAGGCTGCGACGATTACTGTAACCATCGACAGCGTTGATTGCGTCCTGACCCTGCTCGACAACGAAACCGGTGCAACCATCGGGCATCGCGTAGCCTGCGTGATCAACGCGACACCCGAAATCAGCACCTACGTGGAAGCGCATGCTGTAACCAACGTGGTTACAATTAAGGCCAAGCTTGGCGTGCTGACTCTTGCTTCAGCGCTTGACGAGGCCCACGGCGCAGAGACTGAAATCACGCGCGTGATGAAGTCGTTTGCCGGGAAGGCGCTGGCTTATGCCGATACTACTCGCGCCAACATTCTTGACGGCACCTTTGGCTGGCCTGATGCTTCGCGGCAGTCGCTGGTTAATCAGATTAAGGCAGAATATCGCGAATCAGTCAGGGACTTTGGCAAGCAGCCGATTACGGTCAACGATTTCAACCACCAGCGCAAGACGCGCAAGGTAAACACGTTTGAGGTAGATCACACGTCAGTTGACAACTACAACCAATCGGCACGACTGTCCAACGGCCTGCTAAACAAGCTGCGTGACGGCGATCACTTCTTCGAGTGGGGTTCAACGGGCGACGCGCTCTTGCTTGACGAAGGCGACGTATGCTGCGTGTCGGATGATTCAGGACCGTTTAGAAACCAGCTAGTCAGGCTGGAAGATATTGAAATCACTAACGAGTTTACAGTGTCGTTTGTGGCGCGTAAGTATTCACGGTTGCAACTCAGCGATCTGGTGGCTGAGCCTGCGGGTTTGCTGATCCCGTCCGGGCTAACCAACTTTGAGTCCCCGCCGCCAAACGTCGCGTTTGATGAGGCTGGCTTTCCACCTGATGGGCTGACGCAAGCCACTGACGGGACAGCAGGGATTACTTCAATCCGTGGCGGCGTCATTTTCGGAGAGACGATCTATCGAGCGGGAATGTATGCGAAGATCAGGCTCACCCTACGTGGCGGTGTCGCAGTCGATGAATCAATCAACTCCGCACTGCCGCCCAACGAAGACAACAAGGGCGTGTTTGAGTTGCTGGCAAGTGTTGACGGGTTGTACACGGTGGAAGCTGTGGCTTGTAACCAATGGGGCTGCTCGACGGCGGTGACGGCTTCGATCATCGTGGGTTTTGGAACGCTAAACGGGCTTGCCAAGCAGGATGGGTTTTTATACCTGACACAAGCGGGTAACATTTTGGAGAAGCAAGATGCCTAACGAGAAAATTGTAGATCTACCAGAGGATACAACGCCAGCGGCAACGGATTTCGTTACCACGATTGACGTATCAGATACCACTGATAGCCCGGAAGGATCGTCAAAGAAGGTCCAAATAGGCAACCTTGGTACTGCTTCCGTTCCTGACGGTTCCATTACTAATGCCAAGTTGGCAGATATGGCCCAAGCAACCATCAAGGGCCGTGCGGCGGGTGCGGGCACGGGTGATCCAACAGACCTTACTGCTACGCAAGCGACGGCAATTCTCAACGCTGTTGTGGGTGACTCAGGGTCAGGGGGAACCAAGGGCTTAGTGCCAGCGCCAGCAGCAGGAGATGCGGCTGCGGGCAGGTTTCTAAAAGCTGATGGAACGTTTGCAGTGCCACCCAGTGGAAGCGGCGACGTCGTTGGGCCAGCCTCAGCCACGGATAACGCAGTTGCACGTTACAACACCACCACTGGCAAACTGATTCAGGACTCTAACCTCACATTGCCTGACGATGCTGCCGCTACGGAAGTCGGCTACCTGAACATCCCGCAGAATTCGCAATCAGCCGATTACACGGCGGTCATTGCTGACAGGGCCAAGCACCTGTTTCATCCAGTCGGAGACAACAATGCGCGTACCTTTACGATCCCGGCAAATGGGAGCGTACCGTTTGCCCTCGGAACTGCGATTACATTCGTCAACAAGATCAACGTCCTCAGCATCGCTATAACTACCGATACCCTTACTTGGGCAGAGGACGGAACTACTGGAACGCGCTCGCTAGCGGCAAATGGTATAGCAACCGCTCTGAAGATAACTACAACCGAGTGGCTAATCTCGGGAACGGGGTTGTCGTAATGGGAGCGATACATCAGGCATTGCTCGCAATGAAGAATCTGGTTGGCGATGCACCATTCTTAAGCCCGTTGAATGAACCAACAACTGACTTTTGGCTGAAGGCTAATTCGTTATCGCTGAGCGATGGTGATCCAGTTGCGTTATGGGAAGACTTGGCCGCTGGCGGGAAAGATTACGGTGCCGCAGGTTCTGCGCGACCTACGTTCAAGTCTGGTATCCTCGACGGTAAGGCGGTTGTACGTTTCGCGACGGATGATGTCCTCACGCCGACAGGCTCCGCCTTCACTTATGGCGAGAACAATACTATGTTCGTTGTTTGTACTAAACGGACATCGGGAACTGGCTATATATTTTCCGGGGACCATGCTGCCTTGGAAGGCGGGCCATCATTCATAACTGGGTACAGCAACGGAGGAACCCCGCGAGACTTCGAGTACTTTTCTCGAGGGTTTGGTGAGCGCAAAATATTTGCGACCTCCGCCTCTGCTGGATTCCACGTGCTGGCGATCCGCCGCGATGACGGTGGTTCGTTTGGTGAGACGTACCAACTCTTTTTCGATGGCCCTCAAGTTGAGAGCAACCTGGTGATCGGTGATGACAACTGGAATGGTGTTCACCTGACCAGAATTGGGCGGGGACCAACGGCGGGTGATTTCTACAATGGTGATATTGCGGAAATCATTCACTGCAATTCGCTGTTGGATAATTCCACGTTGAACAGGATGTACGGGTACTTGCTGAACGAGTATCCGTCGCTTAGCGTTACGCTCCTTTAGTGCGTCCACCACTCGTTCGGCGGTGTGATATTTGCTAAATTCCAGATGGTGCAATCAAAGCCTATTTTACGATTGCTTAAAGCGGCGCAGTAACTTAACTTTCCACTCAAGGAGCACTCAGCCATGTCAGCAGCAGAATTCATCACTGGCCCACTTACCCCAATCGGCAGCAGTTGGTTCGACCAGATACAGGCTGCGAAGGCGCGGGAGCATGGCGCCGCGTGCCCCGTGACGCCGCCGACAGATGAAGCAGGCGCAGACAACTTTGTGCTGCTCAACTACTACGACCTGCCTCTCAGCGAGTACATTGCCTACGCGCGCACGGGCGATACGGCGTTTCAAACTCTGGCACGCAAGTGTGCCGACGCGTGGTGGCAGCAGCAGTCGTGGATTGGTGAAGGCAAGGTACGCGCATGGCTACCGCCGCCACAGGGTGAAGATAACGCGGCCCCTCCACCACGCCATGCAGGCATAGCCGGATTAACCCTTCGGGCGGAAGACGGCAGGCCCGAGCTATGGGATTGGATCAATTCCTACACTCGCTACTTCTTTGACATCTACGTGCTGCGGCGCCTGAACTCCGCGCTATACGACCTGCGCGAAGGCGCATTCACGCTGCACTACGCAACGTGGCTGGCAAAGGCGCTGCCTGACTCGTTTCCGCTAACAGCAGGCGGCACGGCAACCAACGGCGCACAACTGCGAGCGCAGTACCTTGCAGACGTCGAGTCAGCCGCAGTCCAATACTTCGGGCGTACGCAACGCGCAGATGGCGCATGGGTTTGGAATGACGACTGGCTTGACGATGATGGTGGCTCGCTGGTCGGCGTGATGCAGCCGTTTATGGTGGGGCTGCTGCTGGCGGCGTTGTGCGACGTGTACGAGCTAACCGGCAATGTTGCCGTTAAAGAGAACGTCAAGAGCCAGATCACGCGCGGTTGTCGGCACCTGTACAGCGACGGCCCGTACATCAAGGACCAGATCGAGCAGGTTTCAGGCAAGCGCATACGCGGCTTCCACTACTTCTATCACGGCGGCACGTCAGTCAACCCGACACGCTACGAGAAGGGAGACATCGTGTTCCCGTGGACGGCGCTGGAAGCATGGTGGCTGCCAAGCACGCGGCAGGCGATTTCTACCATCCTGCCCGCATTCGGCAAGGCGTTTCAGCTATCAGGCGATCCATTCTTCAAGGCGGCAGGTGACGAGCTGTGGGACGCGGCTTACGGCGGCAGTGATGGAGTGCGCGCGATGATGGATGGCACGCCAAAGAACTACAACCAGCATGCACGGCGAGTGGCGTCGTACCTGGCGTGGACGGGTGGGACGCCGGTTCCATCTCCGGTACCAGCACCAGTACCAGTGCCTGTGCCTCCACCGGCCCCACTGCCTGAGCCTAGTCCTGACGGCACCAAGGCAACCACCATCGTTGATGCTACCCGAGCAACATGGACGATTGGCGGCACACGGCAGACGCTTCGTGACGGCGTGCAGGCAGGTGGCGGTGAGGGCTCGGTGTACAAGTACCTGGCACAGATCGTCTATGTGTTTGGGACTGACAACTTCTGGTACAAGTGGACAGGGAGTGCTTGGGAGCGGTTGACGCAGACTGAGCCGAGCACGACGCCTGCACCAACGCCGCAACCACCGCCAACAGTCCCCTGCACCATCTCGGCGCCAGCGTCAGTGTCAATCCGCAGGAACAGCACTGGAACAATTGCCGTGACGCTGCGGGATCTAAGCGGTCCAACAGAAGTGCGAGTCACTGGCAGCGATGGACAGGTAACAGTGTCGCCGCTGGTCTGGAATGCCGGTCCAACCAGCACGGTTAAACAGTTTAGCGTCAGGGTCAAACGGCAGAGCCGCACAATCACGTTTCAGTCGCCGTGTGGCGTGGCAGCGGTGCGGGTGAATGTGGTCTAGCGCAGAGGCTCATTCCAGCGTGGACTGTGGCAGCGTTTGTTTGGGCAGATTACCGGGATACCTTTGCGGCTTACCCATTCGTATGAGCAGCGTTCGCAGCGGCAGTGATACTGATTTTTAGTAATCTGCTTTTTCAACTTTTCTTCGCTTTCTAAAGCCCCACTCTGCCAATCCAGAGGAAGGCACAATATCACTAAGGCTTTCGGCATAGACTGCCTGATCAGTGCTTAGGAGTCTCAGATCTGCCGTTAAACCGCTGTATACCATAATCCTCTTAGTCTCATTCAAGACCGTCGTCTTATGGGTAACGAACTGTTGCCAAGTTAGATGGCCCTCAAGAAGCGCCGCGCAGATAATTTGAACCGCGTCCTCGTATTCATGTAAGTCAGCACCGATAACCGATGAAACCCTTCTAAATAAAGTGTCGGTTGAGCCTCCCATGGTTTTCAAACCGCGTCCGCGTTGGGAATGTACAACCTTGGTGATTCGCCCACTCTTGCTAAAATAGAGAAACGTTCGTGAATTGATCGACCTCATTAATATGTAATTGGTCTACTATACTTCTTTACAGTAGGAAGAAATTCGTGTCGACTTTGAGCGCTTACGCGTTCACGTATTTTCCATAACCACCAATTATCATTTGGATTATCTCCAAATCGTTGACGCTTAATTTCATCAGATCTTGAGAAGGGGCCGATGTGAAGGAATCGTTGAGGATCGAGGCTGCTTGTAGCAATAAAGTATTCGGGCTTCCAGTCCTCGTCCTGATCCGTTTCCCCTGAAAGAGTACGCTGACCCTGTGTCCAGATGTTCTCATTGAAACCAGAATACCTAGAATCAACGGTAAAGTCTTTAGTGGTAACAGGTCTCTCGGCGCTCTCTTTTGGGGCGGGATAGTTTACTCCTGCACTTGTGCTCCATGTTGAGATATTTCGACGTCGGTTGCGACGATGATAGTCATTTCGTTTAACACCGATGCCGTGACCTCTACCCATGCAGTGTCTTGTACTACAACTACGTATTACAAGTCAAGCTCAACTTAGCTCCGTAACTTTTCCGCCACAAGTTACTTGAAAATGGTACACTGCGGGCTATGGATGCTCAGGCGATCATTACCGTATCGGCGGCGGTTGTAGCTTTGACGCAGTTATTCAAGTGGGGATTCGTTCCCGATAGGTATGGCCCGGTGGCGGTGATATTGTTGTCAGTAGCAGGTGTTGCGTTCTGGGCATGGTCGTCAGGAGACTTTAGCCGCACCAACGCATTTGGCTACTTCGCAGGTTGGATTGCGATTGCAACCTCAGCAGCAGGCGTGTTTGGGTTTACCCGGGCCGGAGCAGAAGCAATCACTAAAACCTCCAGTCCGCCTGCGGGTGCTGGTAATAGCCCAACAACGTAAGCAGGAGATTCTATGAAGTCAATGTTCTCACGAAGCAGGTTTATCGCTGCCCTTCTACTGGTTGTGGTTCTCGAATACGGATGCGGCGGCAGCACGGCAATCAGATCGTTTCGACTGGCCCTTGCGGCGTCTGGCCCGCTGGTTAACTCGCTGGTTAGTGCCGGTGCTATTCCGCAAGCCAAGGCTACCGCAATTATCACCGACTTTAACGATGGTGCCGGATGCGCGCTAACCTTGCAGGATGCATTCAACGCCATTCCCTCGGAACTTTCAGCCGCTGAGAAGAAGGCGCGGAAGTTTCAGGCATCCCTTAGCGCGTTACAATGTTTCAGGGTCATCATCAACCGTCAGAACTTTGCTGCCCATCCTCGTATTCAGCAAGCCGCGAACATTGCCGAGGGAATACTTGCATCGCTGGTGGTGTTCTATTCCGGCACTGGGACCATCGCCGAGGCGCGCAGCGCTACGGTGATTGCGCGTGATGAAAAAGAACTCGAGCGCAAGCTCAAGGTTCAAGTCAATCTACTGGAGGCAGCGTTGCAACCGTGACCTACACCGAAGCCCGATACATCTACGAACTTGAACGACAGTTGCCGGAACGCAATTTCGCCAAAGACCACTCGTTTGAGGAGTGGCTTGACTGGCGGCTGAAGCAGGGAGATTGCAATTGAGAGACGGGCTGTACAGAGTGACGGCAGCTTACCTCTGTGCCGGGTTTGTGGTTGAGTGCGGGAAGGTAACGCACTGCGCCCCAGTCCTTCGCAAACGACTGGACTACTGGAAGACCGTTGCAGTAAGGATTGGCGAGACATCGCTTGCTGGAGAGATGAAATGATTGGCCTATTACTCCTGCTCGCATTCATGGTTCAGGAGCCCAAGGTTGTCACTTGCACAGTCAGGGAGCCTGATAAGTCAGTTGCCTGCCCCGAAGACGGCAAGATGGTCCTGTTCACGTTCACTGATCCCGCAGAAGCTAAGGAAATCTTTGCGCAGTGGCGACTGGTTGCTCCCACGCGAGACGGAAGAGTCAACCCCGACGCTTCGCTCTCAACCGGCGACGTCCAGTCAGGCGACAAGGTAAAAGCAGTCATCACGGATCACTGGTTCAAAGCAGTCACATCATGCGAGGTTCGCGTGTGGCGCAACATAAAGTTCTGGCGAATGTTCAAAGCAGGCGAGATCATACCAAACATGCTCTACACCTTGCCTGATGATTGTCAGCCTTGGTATGGAAAGCAGGAGTGAATGTTTCCATTTCGACGCACAGACAAGTTGGTACAGGAGATTGAGAAGCAGGGCAATGTGTACTTCCTGCTCAACGCGTTTATCGGCGCTTACAATCGCCGGACTGACGTACTGGCGAAAGGGGCAGGCAGCGACGTCAGCGCCAAGCTTGACGAGATCCTTGAAGCGGTGCAAGGCGTGCAGTTGCCTGATGTTGGGTTTATCAATGCAAAGCTGGACCTGATTCTGGAACTGCTGGAAGGTGGCATCCAAGCTAAAATTGACGCGGCAGTTAAGGAACTTAACGCTTCATCCGACGCGGAAGAAGCCGCAATTAATGAACAGTCAAAAGGAGACTAACAATGGCAGTTGATCTAAGTGGACTTCAGGCGGCAGTAGCCCGCAACACGTCAGTTGATACTTCGGCAGTGGCGTTGATTCGCGGCATCTCGCAGCGCATCAAGGACGCGATCGCGGCGGATGACATTACGGACGCGACAAACATTAATGCGTTGGTAACGGAACTGGACGCCTCAAGCGACAGCCTTGCTGGCGCAGTAAGCGAGAACACGCCAGCGACACCAACGCCCGCCGAGCCACCAGTCTAACGCAAGATTGCCGCCCCTTGGTGAAATGCAACGCGTACATTCGTCGCACGTGTTGGAGGGGCTACTGAGGGGCGGCAATGAGTAGCAGCGTCTCAGGGCAATACGGAAAGTCCTTGTTTGGGGAAACACCGAGTTCTGCACGGCTCTGAGACGCTGTTATAATTAATGTCAATGGACACTACATCCCCCGACTAAATGACCGATGAACAGAAGCTTGTCGAACTTGTTACACGCGGACTGGCTGGCATACAGGAGCAGCTACGCGAGCGTGAAGGACGAGTCTCGCAACTATCCGAGAAGATGGTTGGCGTCGAGTTTCAACTGGTCCAGCTAAACAAGACGCTGGGCAAGCTTGAGTCGGACATGGCAACGGCACAAATCAGCGTTATCAACCAGCGCATCCACATGCTGGAAGAAGCGGCTAAGGAAACCAAGTCCAAGGCAATTGAGAATGGCAAATGGATCAAAGGACTGGTTGCCAGCGTGATAATGCTGTTGCTAGGCTTCGTGTTCAACTTTCTGCGAATCAGCCTGAAACAATGAGTAAGTCCGAGCTAGACAAACTGGTAGCCGTGGTGGACGAGATCGATCCGTCCGTGCTCACCCAAAGCGACATCGACGCTATCAAGATCTGGGGCGCAGACAAGGCAGGCTTCGTGCTGGTGGACATTGAGACGCAGAAGGTAATCTACGCCACGCCGGGTGCCGAGGCAATCTTTGGCTACGTGACTGACGAGATGGCGGGACTGGACCTAATCGAGTTGGTGCCGGAAAATTATCGTCACGGGCACGTAGGCTACGTTCAGAGCTTTGGACAGGCAATGCAGACCCGCAGCATGGGCCGACGTGATACGGTGCTCTACGGGAGGGAGCGCAGCGGCCAGACGTTTCCAGTTGAGATCGGACTGTTCCCGCGCGTGTTTCGCAAGCGCAAACTATGTCTGGCGAATGTGGTACGACTCAGCAAGGAGGCGTAGGATTAGGTTTACGGTTTCATAACCCGAGAAAGGTGACAAGCAACCATGCACACAGAAGACGAGATGGACAAGGATAGAGAGCGACAGCGAAGTCAGCCAACGCAGCCAACTAAGCCGACGACGCCTGAGCAACCGCAGCCTGCGCCTAAGCCAGAACCGCAGGGCGACATTGACAACCCTGGCAAGGGACAGGGAGGCGGCTAGCAGTGATTCCAGAACGAGTCACAGAACCATTGGACCGGATCTGGATGGTGGCTCACTGGAAATGGGAGCTTGATCTGGGTACGCCGTGGTATCGCAAGGCGTTCTTTAAGTATATCTTTCGCCCGTTTATACACTTCTCATGGAACGTGATGAAAGTGCCATGCCCCAAGGGCGTAGAGGTCAACGGCAAAAAGGTAACAGTGTTCTGGTTTGAAAACGGCGGCTTTTTCTCGTCAGAAGATCAAGCAGACATTGCTTGCGTGGGCGACTGGATTGGTTACAAAGACGTACCGCTGGATCGAGCCTTCCCGCTTGAATCGGCGCAGTATAGTTCGCTTGTGTTCCCACGCCAGAAGAACCCACGCCAGCACCGCAAGGCTCCCACGTTTAATCTCGTCATCAAGGACCGCAAGCAAGACGAGCAGAAGGACCAGACGCTAGCTCAGGCATTGCAGCAACTCAATCAGGTACTTCGATGATCCGCCCATGCAACTCGAATCCCCTGCCATTCCTCACAGCCTGCTACAAGTGTTGTGGCTTGTGCTTGCATCATCCCTTGGATGGATAGGCGGCTGGCTGACGCGCCGACGCCGAGAACCTGCTGAAATTGCCAAGCTCAATGCCGAGACGCGACAGGTAAGCGTGAGCACTGACGTGTCGCTAATCCAAGCCGCTACACAGGCAATTGCCGGGGCTGAAAGGCTGCGCAGCCAGTGTGAGCACTGGGAACGCAAGGCTACAGACGTGATGTTGGACCTTGAGGATGAACGCAGACTGAGCGCCCAACAAGCTACCCGCCTGACGCTGCATGAGTATCAAATGAAACGACTCAAGGGATTGCTGGATGCGCATGGGATAAGTTACAGCGAGATCGACAAGCCGCGCTCGTCTGATTGCGCGTGAACAGCAAACGAGACGCCGCTAAGTTGAACTCGCCAAAACCTGAGCGTTAATCTGCCGTTGCTTTTCACAGTAGCCGCAACAGTAGGCACGGCTAACGTGGTCTATCTTTTCAACTCTATATAGTTTTCTAGATGGTCCTCTATGACCGTCACCGGAAAGGTGGCCGACAATGGTTACACGGAGGTCTCTTCGTCCACGTAGGCGAGTGATGGCGTCAACGCCGTAGCACCCAACAATCTTGCCAATTTCCACGCTAGTCAAAGGGCCGGTTGCGCATGCCTTCAATAGTTTACCGTCATAATGTGCCATCAGCCACGCACCGCTTTCTTAACCGCGTTCAATGTGTCAATAGCCGCGTTGATTGCTGCCATGTTGATACGCACGGACTGCAACCTCTCGTACTCGGCAACAGTGATCTCGCAGGTAGTGAATCTGGTCTTACACGAGCGACAGCAGTAACGCCGGCGCCGCGTGTTCTCACCCTGGCGCGAGTCGACTACGTAAGTCCTGCCATTGCAGCTTGAGCATTCCATTGCGGGTTTAGCTAATCTTCCAGACTCGCGCCACCTGCCCCCTTGGCGCCACGTCACTCTGCGCCCATGCTGCCAGCTCGGGCCATGTCAACGCGCCATCGTCGCCGTCAGTCAGCCGTTCCAGCAATCGCTGATGTGCGTCCTCGCAGTGCCAGCAAGCAGGGGCGTCCTCAAGCGTGACGTAGCCGCAGGAGAGGCATTGGGTCATCAGCCTGCTCGCTCCTTGCTGCCGCACGATGGACAGGCAATATACCCACCATCAAGTCGTTAGGTAATATCGTTGGTTCCATCAGATTGCTCCTTGCCATTTGCGGCGATTTCTATCTTGGCCTTAACACGATTGACTAACCGCTCGCCTAACTTCTTTGGCAAGCTTGAGTAGCTATCAGTTAATACTAAATCCAGTAGATTCTGAATCAACCACAGTGACTCACTGTCATTGGTAATGGACAGATCTGGTAGTGGGTCAACAACACGAACGCTGCCTTGTTGATCCTCGGGCACGATAATGTAACCACCATCCTGAATCTTACGACGCAGTTTAGGAGGCAGTTTTAAATTGGATGGTATAATTAACAGCTTAGCAGTCATCTCAATCTCCCGCCGCGCTCTGAGCAGTCTTTGAGACAGCAAACGCATGATAATGCGGCGACGGCTTGAAGTGGTCCTGATAGCTTTCCTCGTTGCCGCAGGCACCACAGAGCAGCGACGGCGACTGACTCTCACCCGTGGCGTCGTCTGCTGTCGAACGTCGCCGCTGTTGCAAGTTACTGTTTAGTGTCTCAGCCATTGACGAAGCACGTGCTGACTTACCACGTGACTTACGTGGCTTCTTAGCCGCCTTGACTGGAGCAAGCGATTCAACCAACTGCTCGCGCTCACTGACATTTAGCCCGCGCAGTGTTTCCAACAGCGCTGTTTCATCGTCGCTTAGCTGGCGTAACAACCCGTAGGTTCGTAGTACGTTGCGAATGTTCATTTGTCATCTCCTGTCGCTTCTTAGCCCATTGCAAGAATGTCTCAAAGGGCCATGCGTAAATGTTGTTATCACCGTCAGTAACGACTTCCGACATAAACTTGCGCATCAAGTCGCGCAGTTGGTCCAAGTTGATTGTGATGGCTAGTTTGGTGGTCACTGGACTATACACCTCTTGCTCCTCCCGGCCCACGCTTCGCCAGTGGGATAACCGGCATTGGTGCGGGGCGAATCTTCATCTCATTGTGGCCCACATGCCAGTAGTTGCAACGCGGACACAGATACGTGCAAAGGATCTCCGAGTTGAGCTTATCATCAGCACGAGCCAGTAAGGCGCGTAACTGAGCCTCAGCCGCTCCCTTGGACTTGTGACAATGTTTGGCACATTGACGCATTAGACCTTAGACCACCGTGCTCTAGCCGCGTTACGGGCGATTTCGCTACGCCGCTTCTTGCTGAGCTTTCTCGCCCGTGCGCGACCTCCTTTAGCGGTGCTGTCAAGCAACTCTTGTAAGGCGTCCGCTAACTCCGACAGTTCCTTGCGAAACTTAGGGTCGCTTTCAACTTTGAGGCGATTCAGGTTCTTAGTGATTTCTTCACGTCGATTCATGCTGGCAAGCATAGCATGGTAGCAAGCATCAGGTCAACAGGCAATCCACCAAACCACCAGCAGACTCAGCCCCACGCCAAGCGCCATGCCTGCCAGCAACAGCAGCGCACAGCAGCCAGCCTCGGCGGCGCGCGAGCCGTGGACGTCGCTCATCCTGCCGCCTCGCTAAACAGCGTCGTCTGTTCCATTGCGGCCTCGGCGTTGTGCAGGTTCGCGCAGGCTTGCTGGTGGTAGCTGGCCTTAAGTTCAAACCCGATGAAGCGTCGCCCGCGTTGCACGGCTACATAGCCGGTGCTACCAATGCCTGAAAAAGGATCTAGGACCACATCGCCCGTATTGGTCCATAGTTCCAACCCGCGCTCAATCACTTGTAATTGTAAAGGGCAAACATGTCTTTCGTCGGCTTCCTCTCGCGCAGATTCACGTTGTAGCGTGTCGGATTGGTTGATGTCCATCCAGACAGGGGAGGCATAGCGTCGCCAGACTTGGTGACTGTAGACTGGATCATCACGCGTTAGATGAGAAGCCTTATCGCCGTCTTTCTTTAACGTCGGTTCAACCTTTGGCGCACGCGGCTCATCCTCGCCAATAAATTCCGTAAACCCGTTGGGCCGTGAAATTGGCTCACTATTCGTTCCAGCCTTACGCATAGTAATGAGATAATCAGGCAACCCCTGCCGACACATCGCGCTGTCTTTGACTACTTGTTTATGCATCAGCCCAAGCGCCTTGGTGCGTGTAGCCTCAATCAGCGGGTCTTTCCAGATCGACGCTCGTGAGTGGTAGATAAACCCTGCTGATTGAAACATACGGATTAGATCGCCGGGGAAATCTTTTAAGCCAATATAGCCGTCACGCTCTTTCATTGCCGGGATGTCCATGCAGTGAAACGACAGCAAGCGGCCAGGTAGCAGCACACGATACAACTCTTTAACGAGAAACTGAAAATGCGCATAGAACTCTGTATCACCCCGTGCGTTGCCCATGTCTCGCTCAGACGAACTGTACGTGTAAAGCGACGCAAACGGCGGGCTGAATATCGAATAGTGAACACTATCGCTTGGCACGTCTTTGATTAACTCCACGCAGTCACCTAAGCGCATCTCCCAACGCTCGCCGCGCTTCACGTCAGTCTTGTAGGTATCGGCGGTTCTGACCGTCCCTGTATGCACCGCCTCAGTGTTGTAAACCGACATATGCTTCACCATCTCCTTTGCCATGCGTGCGGCGTCGGCTTCCTTGCGTTGGATGTTGCGTACGACTGCACCTTCGGCCTCGCTAGTAATAACATGACAGTTGACTTCGTTCTTCTGCCCAAACCGCCAGCAACGCCGCACTGCCTGATACCACTGCTCCCATGAGTCACTTAGACCAACAAAAGCAAGGTTTGAGCAGATTTGCAGGTTTAGACCGTGCCCTGCAATACTGGGTTTACTAACCAGCACGCGGTAGCGTCCTTCGGCGAACCCGAGCAACCGATCTTCCTTGGCTTCATCGCTGTCACGCCCTGCTACCTGCACGGCATCGGGGATAAGCTTTGCCAGCGCGTCACCCTCAGCATTGAGATCACACCAGACTAGCCACGGCTCGGTTGATTCGTTGACCAGCGACGCGCACAGTTCAACGCGCTCGCTCAAACTATTACGCCGTGCCCCACGCCGCTCAAGTAGCGTTTGCGCCTCAACCGGAAATAGGAATCCGTCGAGATTGCGTGCTGACTTAACGACGTGGTGGTGATAGCGTAACGGTGGCAGCACAAACCCGTTATTGTCGTAGCCAAGGTCAGAAGGCTGACGCAGCATCACGGCCCACTGGCAAACCCACTTCCAATACTCTTCCTCAGCATGGCCCTTTAGCCGCCACTTGCTGGTATCGCCTCCATCATGTACGAAGAACGTGCTAAGCATCTCCGTGCGAGTAAGCACGCCAAGAAACTCACTATGATTACCTAGTTCCATGTAGTCGTTGGGCGCAGGCGTGGCTGTGGCACAGAGTTTCATTGGCGTGTTGACGAACTGCTCAACCAGCAAGTTGCGAGTAGCGCCGGAGTAAGATTTCAGGATTGACGACTCATCCAGCACCACGCCGGCGAACGCGGACGGATCGAAGTGATGCAGCTTTTCATAGTTGGCGACATAGATCGAAGGACCGTTAATGTCAGATTGCTGTACGGCCACATGGGCCTCAATGCCAAACTTCGCGCCTTCGCGTACTGTTTGTTTTGATACGGCTAGGGGCGCAAGGATCAAGACAGGCTTGCTATATTTAGCGACCACTTGCTCGGCCCACACTAACTGCTGCGGGGTCTTGCCGAGCCCACAATCTTCAAACAGTGCCGCTTTGCCGCGTTGCAGTGCCCATCTTGCACAGTCAGATTGAAAGTCGAACAGCATTGAGTTGAGCGCGTTGGCGTCGAACCCACTCGGCGCAATCGTGATGCGTTTGCTGTTCAGAAATTCAGCGTATGAAGTCGTCATAGGTCTTCTTGGGCCACTTGATGAGCCAGTCACCGCAACGCTTGCATGCCTCGACGTAGCAGTCCCACTCAATGGTAGCTGTGGAGATCTTCGTTAACCGTGTGGCGTTACAATGCGGGCAGTAACGCCGCTTGCCTGTAGGCTTGAACCTTAGCTCAGCGTAGTTCACCGCATGCCCTTTCGCAGCCATTGTAGCGCCACCCAAGCCCCTGCCAGCGACCACGAATAGCAAACGAACTTTCTGCCACGATAGATCGCAAAGCTCAGCGGCCTGTTCCCCCAACAGTCGGGGAAGCGTTGTGCGATGATGTAAAGGCGCTGCTTCATATTCGCATCGGTGCAATCACGCATTGGAAGGCAACATCAGGCCAGGTAAACAGCATTTGACTGTTACCATCCTTCCATTCGCAGACGAACCTGCCTTCATGCGTGGCAAGAAAGTCGGTAACGTAGTCGGGGTTAAGCCGCGTCTCAGTCTGCTCGCCATTGAGGTTGCTGGTGGCGGTAACGGACTCGTCAAACGCGCCACGCTCGTTCTCGTCAACAATCACGGTGAGCGAATCAGCGGCCAGCATCACGCGTACACCGTCACGCGATGCGCCTTTGCCAGTCTTGAAAGTTTCGCCTCGTGTTACAGCCGCTCGCTTTAACGCTGCGCCCAGTTCGCTGCCATCAACCTCAATGCGATGCGGCAATCCTTTGGGCACGATCAGCTTCCAGTTAGGAAACGTGCCGCCTGCTAGTCGCACAGTAAGTACTCGGCCGTCAGCCTCGAATACGACCACGTTGTCGCTTAGCGTTATCGCCACGGTTTCCGCTTGCCAGCCCAGCAACGCCCGTAGCCCCTCAGCAGGCACAAGTGCGGCAGCAACAACACCTACAGGCGGCAGCGTTGCTATGCCAAGCCGATAGCCGTCAGTCGCTACCAGTTGAAACGCTTCATCCGACAGTTCAAACTGCACGCCTTGTATGCTATAGCGCGACTCTTCAGTGGACACACATGGCAGCACGCGGCGCAATCCGTCACGGAGCAATGCACCGTCAACGGTAAACTGCGATGTGACGCCCGACTGCTTGTCAGGACTGGGAAACTGCGTGACAGGCAGCGTGACCAGCTTAGTGCGCGAGCGACCTGCACGTATCTCGCATCTGTCGCTGCCGTCTTTGACGCTCAGCACTACTTCATTACCGTCAAGCGCTTTCACTAGTGCCGTCAATTGCTGCCACGGCAGACACCCGCTCCATGATTCGCCTGCCGCCGAAATCTGCGTGTCAAGAGTGACATCGATTGACGACGTGGTAAGGTGAGCAGTGGAACCGTTAAACACGACTCGCACAAATGCCAGCACCGGCAGCGTGCCTTTGGTTTCCACGGCTGAGCCTAACAACGCAAGCTCAGCGGCAAGTGCGGCGCGGGGGAGGGTGATCATTCGGCTTCCAGCTTCTCTTCTAAGGCATCTAGGTCATCTTTGAGGCTGTCAACCTGGTCCTCCAGATCTTGGGCCTTGTCACGCAATCGATCGATCTCATTTTGCATCTCAGTGCATATCTCACTATCGTTCACTTGTTGCCCCTCAGATTGTCGCAATGTCTCTGCCAAATAAGCGATTTTCTCCGCGTCAGTCCTCACGCCAAGATGCGGCGGCCAGTGGTTGAGCAGCGCGTTGATTGCCAGTTCCTGTAGTTGGTTCGCGTCCATTGTTTGATTGTCCTCCTATTTACCCTGAGCGCCCCTTTGGACGATACTTAAACCCGCGCATTCGCGTCGTAACTTAAATCAGCGGCGCTAGCAGCCGACTATGATCCAAGGCGCTCAAGTTCTTTTTGCCTGCTGTGGCACGCTTGACATTCGCCGCTTGGGCCAATCCACTCAACGCGAATCCATTGCTGCGTGTTGATGCGAGCCTTGATTGGCTGGCGGCATTCAACGCAGAGCAGGAGCACGTCTACTAAACGGGGGTCAGGCTGAAGTGCGGCAACCAAATTGTTAGTCAAGTCGGTATCATAAATCCTATTTAGCTCACCTGCGATCTCCAGTGGATCATCCAGTACCACGCCCATCACTCCCCCTCCCCGCACTTGCTGACTACCTCTTTTGCTTACAGCGGTCTATGCGGACATACTCGATGTCACTCTCATAAATCTTATCCTGACACCATGAAACCTCACCCCACGCAACGTCGGTTAAATCCTCATTAACCTCAGTGCCTGTTTGCAGCCAGATGCGCTCTGGTGCCTTGCTAATTCGTTGAACCTCGACTTGCTTCATTGTTTGCCTTCTTCCCTACACTCACAACACGTCGAACACGCGCCGCAATCATCGCATTGGTACTGCGAGCACTCACAAAGCTGGTTGCCGCAGCAGTGGCAGTGATAGGTGTTGCTCATCGGTCCATCAATGCCTTCGCTAAATCGTAGCAATCCTTTGTATGGGATGGATCGTCGGGATGATGAGTACAGTAACGGCCGTCAGCGCCAAGTGTTTGCAGAAACATGCCTACTTGAAGCATCGCAGCGTCCCAGCCTGCCATGAATCCCTCTCGCGCCAGATTTCCTATTGTGGTCCGCATGGGCCACGCTTGGTCATACTGGTCCGCTGCCGCCTTACGTGCCTGAGTTAATACGTCGCTCACAACTTACCATCCTTTGCCAGTTGGGCCATTGCCGCCTCGTACTCAGTGACCATCCGCTCTAAAGCTTCCTCTGTTCCGCTCCAGCTTGCCGGATCATGACGACGTAATGACCTGCTAAGCACCTGTGCTACCTCAACCACCTTCGCCTGCCTGTCCGCCTGTGCCGCCAGTGCCGCACATTGCCGTTCCAGCGCCTTGATACGTGTCTCATACTTAGCAAATTCAGCGTCAGCCTGTCCGGCTGGCAGGTAAGCATAACCGGCATCACCGCGCATGTCAGCGATCCTCCCCCACGTCAACTGTTTCATCCAGCACAGGCATTGGCTGGTCAGGCTCGCTTACTGCCCATGCCCAGACCCACGAGCGCTCGCCAATGCCGTCGTCATAACGCCGCCGCATGTGCAGGTCAGTGACGCGCGCGTCGTTGGCCCACCAGCAGGCGATTTGACCCGCGTCGAATATCGCGCGTGCGACTTTATCGATATCACGCCCCGCAGCAGGCAAAGCAGGCGCGTTGGGTTTAAGCTCGCCATCGGTCCGGTAGTGCGCGCGCGGCCGTGGCACGTATAGCAGAATGTTGACTGCTACAGGACCATCAAGCGGCTTAGCGGGCTTGCATCGTTGCATTGCGTCGATTAGCTCTTGCCGCCAGCTTTTTAGCGCCTTGTCGTTGTCGTCGACTATGACCACACGCTTGAGATGTGGATGCATAAACCCACGCTTGCTGCCTTGTGTCTGTGCTGGCCCCCACACGCAGGCTGAGCCTAGCCATGCCGCTACAGGCTCAATCAACCTGACAGGACGCTCGTCACCCCACTCGCTGTCGAATAAACCGCTCATAGTTGGTTAAGCAACGCCTCGGTGCGTGCTGCCTCGATTGCTATCGCTATGCCGTTGCTGCAATGCTTGTAGTAAGCGGCCAGAAATCGCAGCGTCACACGCTCGCCCCATTGTCGATTCTCGGCCCAATAGATAGGTATCCGGTACTTGCACGACCATGACAGGTAACTGCCTACCGCCGTAGCCGCGTTGACGCGCTTGACTTGTGGCGGAGGTATGACAAACTCAGCCATTGAGCATTCGATTACTATAGCCGCGCGATCCAGTTGCGACATCCGTTCGAGGCATCGTTCAAACCGTTTACGCGAATCGGTCAGCATGGCCCATGCATCAGCATGGTTTTTGCGCTCTACGGCCAGCACGTTGGTAAAGCCTTCCAGCGAGTAATCGCCGGTTGCAAGTGTGGTCCGATAGCTCTCGTAACCATCAAACAAGTAACGCAATTGCTCGCGCGTGTCGATAGCAATACGAGGTAGAATGAGCTCTTTCATCCAGTGAATCCCGCAAGTCGTCAGCATCTTCAAGTCCGCACGTGTCACAGTCAATTCTGCCGTGCTCGCAGAAACGTTCAAACGGATCGCCGTAATCTTCACACCAAGCCATCAGAACGGCGCGCCTTTCGCGGCGGTTAAGCAAGTCTCTCTCACTTGACAGTAATCACAATAACTCTTACTACCAAACACCATTGACTCTCCTGCTAAGGGCAGGTCAAACGCATCAACTGCTACCTCGCACTGGTAATATGCAGCTGCCTGATGATAAAGCTGGCTGACGGTATAATTGCCGCCATAAGGCCGATGGGCCAAACAGGCCGCCAGATCCATTAGCTTGTAAACCTTAGCCAGCAGCGGCGGCTTGTTGCGGTCGCTGTTCGCGCCGCTAAAGTTGTACCAGATCGCTCCGTGTGTGGGGCGCTCTCCAAACGTCTGTTCGTACAACTCCGCGTAGACTGACGTCTGCACAACATGCTCGACTCGCGGGCTAGCCTCCTCAGCAAGGTACTTGTACTGGAAGTTGTTGCCGTGCTTGTGGTCTTCGATGAACAAGTTGCCGCCAACTCGCCGGACCCTGTCTATCTCGCCTTCGACTCTTATTCCCTCGATCATTCCAGCAACTCGAACCTTGGCGCTGCCAGCAGGGGCCTGAACCTGCATAGCAGCATCCCACGCGCTTCCCAGAATCAGCGCATTATAGTCAAGCGGGTTGACAAACACCGGCTTGTCTCTCTCTATAGCGCGAGCCCGGACACAGCCAATGCCCCCTGTGACTGTTACCAGGCCCGCGCCATAGTAGTCGGCGTCAGAGTTCAACGCCGCTGCCGCATAATCAGGATGGATTACTAACCCGCAGGACGTTGCGGCAAAGTGGCCCAACGCCACATTGGCCCTGCACTTCGGGCAATAGAAACCAACAATAGGCATGGCTAGAAGGGTATGTCGCTGCTATGACCGTTGCTTGACAACTCGGCAGTTTTGGGCAGGATAGCCGCAATCTTGACGTATTTCTTGTCCTTGTCTTCATAGTCGACTTTTACCCGCAAGCTATCGCCAGCGCCCAATTCGTTCAGCCCCTTGCCGTACTGCTCGCGCAGCATGACGCCCTGGACATGCGCGGCGTTGGCGCGGCGAATGGCGCGACCATCCTTGCTGGCAATTATCTCAGCAGCCTGCTCCTCGCTTGGTTCAGGGCTGAAACGGCTGCGAAGGTTGAGATTTTCATGCGTGGTCAACCTGCCCTCCAGTTCGATGAATGGATCGCCGGAAGGCCAGTTGCCCGCGCTTATCTTATCAATCACAAAGTCATGAACGCCGATGCGAGCGTCTTTTGCCGCTTCTTTGTCTAAATCGTCCCAGATACTCATTGCTTGCTCCTTAGTTGTTTGGTTTGTTGGTTAAAATATCAGCGCGTAAAGGTTACGGTTACGTTACCGTTACGCCTGTACGTCTGCCCGGCACGGTAACAAAGTGTTATGACGTTTCAATCAGCCGAGGCTGCTTTACGCGCCGACTTCTTGGCAATCAGGTTCGCAAACTGCGCAAGATTAAAGTCATCAATGCGATCAGGCACCTTCACGCCGCCATCCCAATCGTCACGCACCTTAGTGTAGTTCTCATTATTACCCGGCGGGTTGCGAAATGACGCCGACACGCTATCGCCACGCGGTGTCAGCCGGAAGATGAAGTCAAACGCTCCCTTGACTGCCGTGAGCGCTCCCTTGCCGGGAGTCTCGGGAATCCACGGCACGCCCTTGACATACTGGCTGATTGACGTCTGGTCTTCCCAGAACGTCCAGTACATGTTGCTGCCCAGTTTGATAAAGCCGTCAAGCAGTTGCTCGCACTCATAACCAGTCCGCCACCACATCTGTTGGCTGTTGAGACTCTGATCCCCGTTGACATACGACGCGTATTTGCGAAAACTTGAGTCAAGTGCCTGCTTAGCTTTACCGTCAATAATTCCTTCCAGCGCTTTTTGCGCGCCAGCAAAGATCTCGTGGTTGATCCAGTTGAGTGCCCGTGAGCCGCCATCCACGCACAGCCACTTGTCATGAGTCGTAAAGCCATTATCCAGTGCCCAGCTGTATCCATCACGCAGCCCCTGTCGGTCCGACGCACGAAACACAAAGCGTTCGTCAATGCGACTGGAGATGGTGCTAAGTCCATGCTCGCAGCTGATGACGCCAACGTTCTCGGCACCAAACTCTTCAATCAGATAGCCGATTTGCAGCGTCTTACGTCCGCCCGTGGCGGCATAAGCCGCGCACTTTAACGTTTCACTGAACGGTTTGATTCCAGCATCAGGCGACAGTTTAGCCGTAGAAACCGCTTCTTGTTTAGCTACCATGCTACCTCTTCTTTTTTCCGTTGGTCTGTAAGCCCTGTTCTATTAACTTGCGGGCTGTTTGTGAAAGCGTCCACTCGCGGGAACGGGCTATTGCCTTTAATTCGCTTACTACCTTTCTAGGCAGCCTCACTCCAACTGTTTCCAGTTTCTCGTTCATGGGTTAGCGAGGTTAGCGGAGTTAATGAAAACAGTCAAGTGTCAAGTTGACCGACTTGTTGAGGCCCTCGCTCCCTGGGATGCCGTTCGGCTCCGCTTTAATGAAAAGGCAGGCATACCAGCCCGAAGCCCTCTTAACGACTCGTAACTGACTCACGCTGCCAGCTGGAATATCTTGTTTATGAAACCTAACACGGCCTATGCCGCGAATGGCTATGCGCCCAGCAATGAAGGTGGTGCCGTGGGCGAAAGCAATTGAATTGAGGCGATTCCGCCTTCCCTTAAAACGCGGCTTATTGGAAACCCGCCTAAAGCAACGTTGCCATGCGGTGTGGGCGGTCCAAAGAGTCCCACAAATCGCATCTTGCGCGATGCCGATCTTTGGACCGTGACCATTCAGAACATTTCTAAAGGTTAACGAACTCTCATAGATGCCGGCTTCTGCGTTTCTCTCAATACGCTTGATCGCCCAGTTCCAGACCGCCGTGAGGTGGTAAAGCCAATGGCCCAACTCGCGCTCTTGACGCGGTGTCAGTTTAAGTTTTAGCTGGTACTGGATCATGGTCCTATTGTCTCAAAAGGAGGTTGTGCTGCTTGTCAGTCATTGGATTTGCCTTTCAATCTTCGTGCTCTAATCGCGCACTCGTCCTTATCAGCACAGGCCACAAGGTACGGCTTGCCGCAGGGTTTGTTACGCGCACCGCCGCAGTTCTTATGCTTCAGACATTTCGGGCATCTATGCAAATGTTCACGCATTCGCCACTGCTCGTCACCCATCGCTTCAGCTACCGCCTTTCACAATCTGCGCCCAAAGAACAGCCGCTCGAGGGCTATGCCCAACAGAATTGCCCCTGCCACGATGAGCGCGATCTTCCATAACGCAATGTTAGTCATTACTCACCGCCTTTCACTTCGCGCTCGTCACGTTCCAGGTTACGAATGGCTTTAGCCACGTCCCGCCTAAACTCATCACCGCGAGGGACTAGATCATGCAACCATTCGAGCTCTTGCCGATCAAAGCCAAACCACACGCGCTCACCCTCTATCTGTCCGTCTATCATCACTGCTCTCCTTCCCCTTCCGTGCGGGTGACGGCGCGGTCTGGCGGCGCTGGTAACGGTTGCCAGTCCGTTGGTGATGGGCCGCGTAAATCGTGTGGCCCAAACTTGCCATCGCTGATAGTCCACCACGGAACAGTAGAATATTCGTTCGTTTGCCAGCGCACGACCGCGCAGTGTCCGTTTACCTCACGTAGCAGTTCTGGTCCATAGACAAGAATTGCGGAGCCATCCTTCGGCGCAGTCTCAATCGGTTGCCACGCTTCAACTGTTGTTTCTCCGGTAGCGCGGGGAGCAGCAGTAAAGTGGTCCATTAACTCAAATGCGCACTCAGCGCAAACTAAGTGGTTGGGATAACCGCCGTGTTCGTGGTCGCAGTTGTTGAATGTGTAACCGTTGTATATCTTGCGCCACCTGAATCTTTCCGCGTCCGTCAGCCTGCGTTTATCCTTGTACGTGGTTGCTGGTCCGTCTGCTGTAGCGCGGGGAAGGCCAGCGCGGGTGTTCCATCGGCGTATCGCTTCCTCTTTGGTTGTTGATAGGAACAGCTTGCAACACAAGCCTTCGTAGCCGCTGCATTCTACCCACCACTGATCGTCCTTCAGCCCAAAGACGGTAGGCTGCTGGTCGCTACCACAGAACGGACACGGCAACAGTTCCCCTTCCTGTGGTTGTGCTTTGTCTATATCGGGTGATGGCGGCGTTTCATTCCATGCGCCAATCACAACCGATCGCTCCTTACCTGTCTCATCAAACCAGCGCCAACCTTCCACGCCTTCCTCGTCATAGAGTGAAGCGGGTTCGGCGGTCCAGCCCTTGTTGAAATAATCAAACGCCGTCGGTGGTTGCGCCTCTGGCGAATTAGTAGTGGTCATAGTTGCTTATCCTTTCCAAAGCCATAGCAACAACACCGCATAGCCAACAATTACCAGCCAACCGCCAACGTCAAGACTGGACTCGCTTAAGGCGCGGTCAACGTCTTCGGCTAACTTGTTTTGGTATCGCCGCATTCTGCGCCTCCGTTGAGTTTCTTTAGCATTGAATTACCAACGCCGATCAGATCGTCTGCATGATGCCTTAGAGTCTGCCGATCCGGTTCGTCAATCGCGGTTGAAAACAGATCAAGAAACTCCGACAGGCAGCGATCAAGCCTGCCGATACGCGCGTCGAATTCAGTTCTATTTGCACTCATGTTAACCCTTCTCTCAGTAAACCCACCCGGGATCTGCGCTGGCACGCTGTGTCGCCAATCCTTTCCGTAGATCGGCGACCTCGCGCGTCAGCCGCTCTACTTCCTCCAGCAATGCTAGACACGTGGTTGGGGTAAACGCGGATCTAAAAGCGTCTTGAGCTTTAACGGATTCAGGTGTACCCCAAACAAGATCAGGGTCAGCCACCTTCTCCGCCACTTCCTTCAGCGCGGCTAGTTGTTCAGGAGTCATGGTTGTTCCTTCCCAAGCGCCAAGCAAACTTTTACCAACTCAAGTTGCTGCGCCTGATCGGTTCGCGAGCAAATGTAATGCAGCGGCGAGTCTTGAAAGTGCCGCCACAATGGGTCAGCGTAATCAGGCGTCGCCCCAATTGATCGGCGCAAAGCGTTACGAAAGCGCTGTTTGGTTACGTGAAATGCTCCGTTCCGAAGCCGATGCAACTGCGATAGCAATTCCTTCTCACTCATTCCTGTGGCTCCCCTTCTCAATTAGATGGCGCATATTCGACTACGTGAACGTAAGCAGCGTTGACCTTGCAAACGAGCGTTTGACCGTGCCACACGTTGAACCACGGCACATAGGCCATTTGTCCAGTTACGTCAATCGGCTCAATCGCGGTGACGCCATCCTTGCCGACTTGATAGCCTGTCTCTCCTAAAGCTAAGCCGTAAACCGTCTGAGGCTCTTTAGTTAGATCGTCGTTCATTGTAGCTTCCCTTCTCTGATAGCGGCGGCGATACGCCTTGCGGTTCCCTTGGCGTCACCGGTAGAACCGCCAACCCAACTGATAATCGAATCCGACTCAGCAATCTTCGCCGCTCGCTCCCGCTCCGCTTGCAAGGCTTTATCAATGGCGTCGATCAGCTCGTTATCAGTCTTCCACGTTACGCCGTACTCGTGAAGAATAATCCGCTCGGCAACTTCTCTAGTTGTGCTCACGGTCTAACCTCGGACGTTGCCTTAAAAGCTCGAAGTTGCTGTTGAGCATAAGAGCTATCTTTATGTGCTTCAGCAACGTGTTCTATCCAGTGCTCTCGACAAAACGACAACATAGGCTGATCTTCAAAGGCGCACGTGTAAAGTGTCTCCACGTTGCTGGATACTTCGCAAATTTCGCAACGACTCATCACTTAAATCTCCAGTTTCTCCATCAAGGCGCGAGCGCGTTGGCAGGTATGCGTCGTGCAGCCGTATTCAGACATCGGGTCATCGTGTTCGCGGATTACCTCAGCGAGTACTTCTCGAACTTCCTGAAGCTCGGCGTCAATAGCAGACGTTAGTTCTCCGTTGCTTAGATCATTGCCGATAGGACTTACGCGTTTCAGTATCGCGTCAGCCAGTTCACTTGCCATCACTCGTTACCTCTCCTTTGCCAGCGCCGATTCTGCCGCATTAATAATCGAACGGTCAGGCGTTGCGCCGTTGCGGAAGCATTGAAGTACGTTGTCAAGCGCCTCTCGCAGTTGGGCCACTTCACTGAGCAGCGCGTCACGTTCGTTGACTGCGATGACAATCAACTCTGCGTTGGCCTTCGCTTCGTCGCTGTAAAATCCTGACACGTAAGCGCAGGTGAAGAACGTGTTAATAACTGGTCCTACTTCATATCTGACTCCATGCTCATTACGGTGGATCTGCCACGGTCGATGTGTAGCCTTGTCGAACTTCACGTCCGCTGTCGCCTTCGCCTGGGTCATTGCGGTTGCTCCTTCATCATCTTGCGTTTCATCTATTCCATCCCTTCTCTGGCGGCGTGACTGTTAACTCTGAAAATGCAACGCGGACAAAACCACGGCGCGCGTTTAGACCATCGCACCATTCGTGCGCCACAGCAGCAATGTCGAACTACTTCTTTAATCATCATTTCTCCGTTTCTCTGGCGGCAATTGCGGCGTCTGCGAAGGTGTAAGCGTCCTTTGCTATTTTGTCGGCAGTCGCGCCCATAACGCGCTGGTTAGCGAGCATTCCTGCCAGCGCGTTATGGG